ATGGCAAAGATAACAAAGGCAGTTTCTTTAAAGAATGCCGAAATCAATATGGAAGATATGACAATCACTGAAACAACAAAAGATGATATAAAAGTATATTCATTGGACAAGTTGTTGGCGGACTGGAATCATATAAGTGGTATTTCTCTTACCATTAAGCAGGACGATGAGATTCCTGCTAACGAGTAATCGTAAGGGCGGTGGACGTTATTAAATTTGAACGACTTCAAGATGAAACAGATGAAGAACTAATTTATAGAATATGTTCACAAAAAGATATTATTGGTACTTGGTCTGACGTAGCGTCGATTATTAATCGGTTGACAGGAAATGATTTTGGAGAAAGTACATACCGTAAGAAATTTCAATCATTTCAGAAGATGCTGAATGCTAATCAAAGTAAGTTTAGTGAGTCAAGTGAGCAACTTAAAGAGATTGAGTTGCAAAAGCGTGAGTTGGAACGTGAGAAGATAAAATTCAGAGATGAACGAAATGCTTGGCAAAAGCAAAATTATATTGACGCCCGTGTGGAACAAAAGTTAGACTTGTTGGAAGAACAATTGCTTTCGCAAGGTAAAGTGAATTTTAAAAAGCATGGTGATGTAAATATATCCTCTAATAACGACATACTTGTAATTCTTAGTGATTTCCACATTGGACAAACCTTTTCTTCTCCTTGGGGCAATTATAATTCTGATATTGCTAAGGGAAGATTAAGTCAGTTATTAAGCGAGATTATAGACATACGTCAGTTATACAATTCTGAAAACTGTTTCATTTCGTTGCAAGGTGATATGTTGAGTGGAAATATTCATAAAACAATTCAAGTCACTAATAGAGAAAACGTTATTCAGCAAATTAAAATTGCCAGTGAATTGATTTCTTCTTTTTGTTATGAATTGAGTAAACATTTTGCGGAAGTTTATATGTCAAGTGTTGTAGGCAACCACTCAAGAATTGACAAAAAAGAAGAAGCGTTGCACGATGAAAGATTGGATGATTTGATTACTTGGGGTGTGAATTTATCCTTGAAACATATAGTAAATTTTCATATATTAAATAATAATTTCGACAACGGTATTTCTTCGATGGAGATTCGAGGTAAAGATTATATTAATGTGCATGGCGATATGGACGCATATAGTAAGAATGGTGTTTCTAACTTATGCATGTATCTTGGATATATTCCATATGCAATTACGTATGGGCATCTTCATACTTGTGCAGTAGACGAAACAAATGGAATAAAAATGATTCGTGGAGGTAGTCTTGCAGGAAGTGGAGATTCATATACGATTGAGAAACGATTGTCGGGAAAGGCATCACAGATGGTATGTGTGTGTAATAAAAATGGAGTAGTTTGTTACTACCCTATTGAGTTAAATTAAAAAAAATAATTGTAAAGAACGAAAGGAAAATTAATTATGAAAAAGAATGATATTATTGCAGTATATGCAGAAAAGAACAATGTAACAAAGAAGGCAGCAACAGAAGTTGTTGGTTCAGTTATTGATATTATAAAGGACGGCATTTTGACAGAAGGTGTTGTTGATATTACTGGCTTTGTAAAGTTTACAAAGGTACATAGAGAAGCAAGAACAGGTAAGAACCCTCGTACAGGTGAAGCTATTGCTATATCAGCAAAGTATGCACCAAAGGCAGAATTCAAGAAAGCGTTTAAAGATCAAATCAACGAATAATAGTGAGGTTAAACATATGAAGAATTACATAGTAGATGATATGGCAACTTTGGCTGATGATATTATATTTGAACTCGCTTCACAATCAACTGAATTTAAGAATATATCGGTAATTGGACATTATGAAGATATTGAACCAATTATAAAAGAATTGGCTCGTTATGATGATGTTTACTTCATATCACTTGAGATAGGCTTGAGTGGCGTGATTGATTATGACGACGAATATATTTTGTCTATCAATAATGATTATGAGGTTTTCGTTGAACCGGCTAAGAGAAATGGTAAGTATTTCAATTATGATAGTGAGGTACTATATATTTTTAGTGATTGCTCGTCAAGACTAATTCATTGTAATTTGAATAAAAACGCAGAAGTTTATGAAGTGGATTATGCTGACGAAGTTGAAGAAGATTATGAAGATGAGTTGGTTGATGATATAGATGATGGCAAGTATGTCGTTGTTAAATCAAATTTGAGTGATGGTGAGATTAAAGACTTGCTTGGTAGAGTAAGAGACAATCTTAACCATATGGATGAATGTTTTGCGGAAATGGACAGAATTCGTGAAATATTCGGTTGGTGAACTATATGAATTGTGAGAGTGTGTGAGAAATTGCACACTCTTTTTCTATGGGCAAAATGGTTTCTTTGTCGGGGTTCGATTCCTTGATTGCCGATGTTTTATGTTTTTCGTTTATGAAACGGAGAATATGAAAGTAGGTCGTCATTCAATTAGATTGACGATTAATTACGTATTTAGAATAGGGCAAGTCGGAGTAGCTACCGATTTGTATAGAGTTCCTACCACTCTTCCCTATTCTATATATTATCAAATGGTAGGAAGAAAGGTAGGATATTTTATGGGATTGATAAATGAAGAAGTTGAAATAGAATTAAATAATAGACTAATCACGCATTATGAAGGACTTGGCTATATAATGCCAAGAATAAAAAAGAACTATAAATGGGTAATTCCACAAGGAACTACAATAAAAGTAAAAGCAAAAGATTTACCAAAATCATCTAATGTATATGTTAATGTAAAATGCGATTGTCCTAATTGTAACAATATTAAGAGTATTCAATATTCAAAATACAGAAAAAATGTTGAAAGAAATGGCATGTATTTATGTACATGTGACGTTCAACATCGTGATTATGCTAGTGGGTTAACAAAAGAACATATTATTGATTCACTAAAAAATTTTTATGATAAAAATAATAGATTTCCTAAAAATAATGAATATACAATTGAAAACGGCTTTTCATTTACATATAGCACAATGTTGGATAGATTTAGAAGATATGGTACAACATTAAATGATGAATTGGCGAAGATAAATTGTTATGAGTTATCAACTCCTAATGTAAAGTATTATGATCAATATGTTGAAGGATTAAGAAAAGTAATTCATGAAAATCCGCAAATTGGGAACAATTTGTATCTTTTATCTCGTGGTGAGAATTGTAAAAAATACAAATTGCCAAATATACGATGGTTTGTAAATAATTGTCCTGATAAAACTGTTAATAATATTGATACTTTCAAAGAATGGGCTGGACTTTACACAAGACATATGACAAAAGAACAATGTACTGAAATAATATTAGATATGGCAAAGAAATACGATAGACCTCTTATGTATGATGATTTTAGAGGCTATAAGTATGGACAAGTAAGTATTCAAATGATATGTAATATCTGGGGTTCTTTAAATAAAATGAAACAGGATTTAGGATTAGAAATAAATATAGACTCAATGATAGATAAACAATTATCAAAAGACGATTTTGATGACATGATTACCACTATATGCGATTTTGTTAGAAGCGATGGACGAAATTTTATTACAACTAGAGAAATTAATGCCCATTCTAATTGGAGTGCTTATTCTACATTAGAAAAATATGCAAAGAAGTATTATTCTAAACAATTATCAGAAATATTTGAGCAATACAATATTTCATTTGGGAAACAAGGATGTGGAATAAACTTCACATTTTCAGACAATGAGCATGTCACAAGTCAATTTGAATATATGTTTTCTAAATATTTAAAAGAAAAGGGACTAAAATACAATATTGATTATTTTAGAGATGTAAAGTATTCGACATTTATCCCAAACTACAAAAGCAATATGAATTGTGATTATGTCATACACATAAACGGAAAAATAATTTACATAGAGATTGCAGGTATTTTAAGTGAATATAAAACTTGGTTTTATGCTAACAAACCTATATCTCAAAGTAAATCAAAAGAAAAATATAGACAAAAATTATTTAAAAAAGAATTTTTATTAAAATCTAATAATCTTATCTATTTTATTTTATTTCCATGCGATTTAACCAGAGAGAATTTTGAAAATATATTGACTAATCCGTCTTTGGAGTTAAAAAAGAAAATCGAACATTTCTATCAGAATAATATTGATTGGGTTAAAATCAGAAATACAACCGGTGAATTGGACTATTCTAAACAATTTCTAAGAAATGCATATGTCAAAAAGAAAATTAGTTAAACTTGTTGTTTTAATCTAGGAAGGAAGTGATTTTTTATGGATGGTAAACCTGCAAACAGATCAGAAGAAATAACTGATGAAGAATGGTTAACAGTAAATGAGTTCAATCGAGATATGGTAGAAGATTATCTTAATAATCAAGTACATCTTTCGCCTAAAAGTTTAATTGCCTATCGTAGTGCATTGAGGATATTTTTCGTTTGGGTGAAAAACAATTTACATGATAAAATTTGTACAGAAATTCGTAAGAAAGAATTTTTAAGATATTTAAATTGGCTTGCTGTTAGAGGATTTTCAGAATCAGGAATAAAGTTTAAAAAGTCATCGGTGAGTGCTTTTAATAAATTTATTGAAAATTTTTACGAAGACGATTACCCACAATTTCGCAATTATGTTACTTCCGAGATGCAAATCCCCAAAACAGGAAAGGTTTATGCAAAAGAACCATTAACCCCAGAGGAAATAGAACACTTATGTAAGGTTTTAGAAGAACGTGAGGAATGGCAAAAGCTTGCGTATGTAAAATTTACATATTCAACAGGTTGTAGACGAGCAGAATCAAGACAATTGTTAAAAGAAGTTGTAAATTATACACCTAAAAGAAAAATGGTTACAATCATTGATGAAAACGGAAAAGAACAAGAGGTCGAATCTGTATCATATAAAACACATGAAATTCGTTGTAAAGGACGTAGTTCTGTTGGAAAAGTTCGTCATCTTCAGTTTGGACAAGATGTCATGGATGCTTTAAAGAAATGGCTTGAGGTTCGTGGAGAAGATGATTGTCCTTATATGTTTGTTGTCAAACAGAAGAATGGTGAAACTCACCAAGTTGGAGAAGGAACATTTAACGATTGGTGTATTGGCGAAATTTCAGAAATCGTAGGGAGACGATGTACGCCGCACGGCTTCCGTAGGAGTAGGGCGACCAATCTTGTTTGTCATGACCACAGAAGCTTAGAAACAGCACAAAAGTTATTGGGGCATGAAAGTAGTGAAACAACTCAAATATATGTAATCCGAGAAGACTCTGATGATGCCGATGAGGCATTTATTTAACAACCCAACAAACAATAAATTAACAAAGAAAAGAGTAGGTGTCCCTGCTCTTTTGTCATATTACGAAAGGAATCAATGATGATAACTTTAAATAAATACGGAAATCGTGAAAACAGAGTTTGGCTTGAATTGTATGGCTTGTCAACTGACGAAAAACCAATTGAGAAGTTTGATGATATTTTCATAGGAAATTCAAGTACATACTATGAAATGGACACAAAAAATACATTTATGTATGACGAGGAAAATAAGAAATGGTGGGAAGTATAAAATGGACATTATAACACTTGCGGCTGCAAAGAAATACACAAAAGAAACCGCCGAAGGTCTTGGTGCTATTAAAGGACAAGACGGAGTATCCCCTACTATTTCAGTTGAGGATATTGATGGCGGTCATAGAGTAACTATTCAAGACAAAGATGGTACAAAATCATTTGAGGTCTTGGACGGTGATGGAGAAGATATTAAACCAATTTCCAATGAAGAGATTGAGAATTTATTTAAATGATTATAATTTGTACATGTTTACAATTTTAATATATTGTTATATAATATGTATGAAAGGAGTTTATGATTATGAAAATCAAAAAATATGTAAAAAAGCCAGTAGTGGTCGAAGCATATCAAACCGATAGAGAAATAACGATTCATACATTAGAAGGAGATTTAATGGCAAGTGTCGGAGATTATATCATCACTGGCGTTAACGGCGAAAAATATCCTTGTAAACCAGATATTTTTAAAAAAACATATGAAGAAGTAAAAGAGCAATAAAATTATTGCTCTTTTGATGTATCATGGGATAATTCAGTCCATGTTTGAAATTCTTTAGTCATATATTCTTCACAAGTTGAAACTAGTAATTTAAATCGTTTATTGTTATCAGTAGTTTTAAACTCATTTGTTTGAGTAAAATATCTATGTAATATACTTTTTAAAATTTCACAAGAAGATCTATATTCTATCCATAAATTTCGATATTCGCATAAATATAAAATAGACAATAATACTGCTGACCCAGTGCTGGCAATACTAATCAAGATTTTAGTAATAATTGATATTATTTTTATATCATATTGTTCAATTAAAGACAAAATCGGAATCATTGCAGTCGATATTGTTGAGATTATTGTTAGTCTTTTAAACATAGTCTGCTTTTTTATAGCTTGTTTATCATACCAAATAATTTGATTAATTAATCTATTATAAATATAATTTTGCTCGGTTGACGAGCATTTTTTTAAATAGTCTTGATATTCTTTAAATATATAATTATCTTTCATAATTTATTTAGGATATACTTGCACCTTTTCGGCTATTGGGGAAGTTCGTTTTTGGAAAGCCTTTTCTATATACTGTTCTGGGTCGATACAAAAATCTTCCCATTTTACAAGAACACAATATCTATCATCTTCTTTCCAAGCACATTTGTCTGATGGCTTTGGAAGATAATAATTATAACAAAATTCGTATATTGTTGTATCACAATTAATTTTTACAATACTATGTGCTTCACCACAAATTGCACAAGTATATGAACCTTGATATATTTTTGATTCCATATTAGGTAGTACAACACCCAGGATACCATTTCTTGTATTGTTTTTACCGTTATACAAAGAGGCTTGAAGTTCTCGTTTTATATAGGTTTGATCAACATTTGGTGAATTTTCGGCACTTTGTGTTCCAATTAAGCAAATTGTAACCGTTGAATCAGATAAATAATCTTCTCTAATTTTTCGCATTATATAATCTTCGTCTTCAGATTGAATTGGCTCGTTTAAAGACTTATCTATCATGTCTATGTCTAATTGTTCTTGAATGTATTTTTTATATTCCATATCTTGAGTTTTAAATGATATAAAACATTTATGTTTTGTCGTATTCTCCAATTTAATTCTTCTTTCGTTGTATATTATAACTTGAAATCATTATATCATCATATATGGTAATTGTCAACTTTTTACTACTATTGTGTTTTTTTTATAAATTTATATATATATGGTCATAAACGGTCGGCGTTTTTAAGTTCTTTCGATGGGACGTGACTAGTGAAAATGAGATAAAAAATAGTTGAAAAGGAGGAATATCTATTTGGCAGGAATAAAATCAAGAGAAGAAAGCATTCGTGAAGAAATGGACGCTCCTCTTAATTTAGATGTTAATGTCGATGTTAGAATACCAAAGTCTAATCAAATGACGGAAAAAAAATATAAATGTACTTGCTGTGGGGCTTCTTGGGATACGCAGAAAAATCACTTTTCTAAATCAGCAGATGTATTATGGCAAAGCAATGATGGTTATATTCCTATTTGTAATTCATGTAGAGATGCTTACTATTATAAGCTTGTTGATTTATTTAATGGTAATGAAAGTAAGGCAATCGAATATTTTTGTATGCAATTTGGTTGGGTGTACGATATTGAAGGACTAAAAGCAGCAAAGCAAATATCGGCAGATAGATCACGTATTAGCCATTATGGTGCGAAGAAAAATTTGGGACAAGTTGCAAATATCGGCAAAACATATTTCGATTCTATGAAATATCATTATTTGCAAAAGCCACCTCAAATAATTGAAAGCCCAAATGACGTGAATAGTGTTTCGGATTATAAATTAACACCTAAAATGATTAAATTTTGGGGCTCGGGCTATGATACATCTGTTTATCCTACATTACAAGGATATTATGATGAATTACTGAAATTGTGCGAGTCAAAACCCGATGTAAGAAAACAAAAATTAATGAAAAACCTTTGTCTGTTGGAATATCAAATGCAGGTAAATATTCAAGCTGGAAAAGATATTGGTACATTATCAAATTCATATAAGGCAATGTTTGAGGCTGCCGAATTAAAGGCTGAAGAAGCCGATACTTCAAATGACTCATTTGGAAAATGGATAATGGAAATAGAAAAATACTCTCCCGCTGAATATTATCAAGATAAGAAAAAATATCATGATTTCTTTGGCATTATTGAATACATTGAACGTTTTATGTACAGACCTTTAAGAAATTTGATTTTTGGTAACAAAGAAAAGGAGAAAGAATACTGGATTAACGATGAAGATATAAATAAGGACGGCGTTTAATATGGATGAATATCAAAAAATAGTCTATAAAAAATTCCCTGCACATTCTTGGTTATCCAATAAAAATAATTTTGAAAGAATTATTGATTATGTTACATTTTATCGCCGTAATATTCCAGTATTTGTCGAGCATTATTTGAAAATCCCTTTACACTGGTATCAGATAATATGGCTTTATTTGCTTAATATGTACATTAGTGTTGTTATCATAGCTGGACGTGCAAGTGCAAAATCTTTTGTTATTGCAATTTTTTCGTGTGCTAAATGCATTTTATATCCAAATACAAAAGTAGTTATCGCTAGTGGTTCAAAAAAGCAGGCATCTCTTATTGTAAAAGAAAAAATACAAAAAGAATTAATGCCTAAATCTGAAAATCTTAGACGAGAAATAGAAACAATTAAAACAAGTACAAATGACATTGAGGTTGTCTTTCGTAACGGAAGTTCTATAGTTGTTGTAGTTGGTGGCGAAGGTGCGTTAGGTTATCGTTCCACAGTTTTGATTTTTGAAGAATTTAAACGTATCCCAAAATATATCGTTGATAAAGTGTTAAAACCGTTTCAAATGACTCGTCCTTCACAGTTCCGTACCAACGAAGAATGTGAAAAATATGGTGTTAAATACAAAGAAAATGATGAGTTTTTAGAAGAGGCAGTTAATATTTATATCAGTTCTGCTGCCCCGACAAGTCATTGGATGGGTAAATTGTTAAAAGATACTGTTAGTAGCAAATACGGCGACAATTCTGCTTGTATGCTTGCTACAGATTATTCTATTGCTTTAAAACATGCAATTAAAACAAGAGCACAACTAATCGAAGCAAAACGAAGTACAGACCCGATTACTTGGCGAGAAGAATATGAAAACGAAATGTTACGTGAAGGTGCAAATTCATATTTTACATATGGACTTTTGACGAAGAATCAAACAAATAAAAAGGCATTCTATCCTCGTAGATATGAAGATGTAAGAAATAAGCATAAGAATCCTTATAGTATCCCAAAACAACCAGGTGAAATAAGAATACTTGCTTGCGATATGGCGTTTATTGAGCGTTCTAATAAAAACGATAATTCTTGTTTTACTTGTATTCGTGCATTGCCTGAAAGTATGACATATACTTCAGAAAATATTGATGGTAAAGTTGTTGAGGTTAAAAATGGATACAGAAGAATCGTTCCATATATTGAAGCGAATCCGGGTAGTGATGTAGATAAACAAGCAATACGAATAAAGCAATTATACTACGATTTCGAGGCAGACTACTGTATACTCGACACACGCAATGGCGGAATTTTAACATATGATAGACTTGCAAAGATTTTATACGATGAGAGTCGTGATTGTGAATATCCAGCATGGCGTTGTATGAATGACAAAGATATTGCTAAACGTGTTAATGTCGCAGGTGCGGTAGAAAATGTTTTTACAATTAATGCAAGTCAAAAATTAAATAATGATATTGCTATTGCATTAAGAGGAACATTGGAAAGCCATATGATTGATTTGCTTGTAAATTTGGATGAAGCAAAAGACATCCTCGAATCGCACATTCCCGAATATACTTCTACACCTGACGTAGATGTGGCAGTATTTTATGAAAGACCTTACCTTGAGACACAAGCTCTCATTAATGAAATGATGTCATTGGAGTACACTCGTAATGAGCAAACAGGAATAATTACACTTTTTGAAACAGGTAGTAACACGAAAGATAGATATGTTAGTTTAGCATATGGTAATTATTTTATCGGATTGCTTGAACAAGACTTGGTTGGAGACACCTCGGAATATGAGTTTTGTACTCTTATAAACTAATAAAGTTACATATTGAGAAAGGAGACATCTCGAAATATGCCTAAAGACGATATAAAGCGTGAGCGAGGACATCCCTCTCAAACGCAAACATTTACAGAAACAAATTCAGTTTCTCAACAAGAAGTCAATAATTCTTATGAATTCAATAGCTATTTTAGTACATTGCCGGTGAACGATTATAGTTCAATCTTTGGTTGTAACCTATATACAGAATTTACGCCTGAGGAAATTCGTTCTATTGTAAAAGATCCGATAGCAAATCATTCGCTTACCCGTAAGCTTGCGATGTTTGTTTATAACAGCGAAGGTGTCGTTACAAATACTATTGATTATATGGTTGCTCTTCCTTGTTTGGATAGAGTAGTTAATGTAAAGAAACGAAAATTTGGTAAAACAAAAATTAATAAAAATAAAGATTTAATGCTTTCAACATTAGAATCAATTAAAGATAAGCAATTTATTCGTGACGCTCTTTTCACAGATATGAACGAAGGAAATTGCTTTTATTATTTTGAAACAACAAAAAGAGTCAATGATGCAACTAAGGCATTGTCCGACTATGATGTTGAAAACATTGTAGAACTTTGTGATTTGGGGATGAATGCTTCACTCATTCCTCTCCCCTATGAATATTCAAAAATTGTAGGACGAAAAAATAACAGAAATGTTATGGCTTTTAACTTGAGGTATTTTCAAGAACAATGTGTTACACAAGATGAGCGTACCCGTAAATTAAAGAAATACCCCGCAGAAATTCGTAATGCGTATTATGCGTGGGAAAAAGGGAATTTTTCATCTAATAATTGGGTTGTATTGGATAACAAACATACGATTGCACACAAAATCAAATGCAAAATAAGTGAGCCTTGGGGACGCCCATTGGCTATCGCTGCAATATCGGATATTTTATATCAAAATGAGTTTGTAGACACTAAGAGAAATGTCTTGCGTGAATTAAACAATCGTATTGTTGTCCAAACTCTGCCAGAAGGCAAAGATAAAGGTAGTTGTGCCTTAACCAAAACTCAACAACAAGATCAACATGATAAAGTTAAGCAAGCAGTCATGACTAAAAATAATCGTGGTGGAACATCATTCTTTACAGTATCAGCAGGCACAAAGATAGAAGCATTAGATGTCGGCACGGCTGATATTTTTGACCAAAAGAACGAAGGCGATTTAACTGATAAAATTGCTATGGATTTAGGTATGGCAGCTCAACTATTGGGCGCATCGTCAACAGGTACTTTTGCAAATGGTCAAAGTAACTTGGAAATGATTAATGCTCAACTATATACGTGGATTCAAGAATTGCAAAATGAACTTAATTACGTTATTAACGAAAATATCATTAAAGATAACCATAATAAAGTTGAAGTATATTACTTGCCTACTTCAAGGGTCAATAGGCAGCAGTTTTTTGATATGATGAAAACTTTGTATTTACAAGCTTCTGGTTCTATGACACTGCTTGTAGCAAGCACGGGTATTAATCCAGACGTTTATTTTAATATTCTTGATGAAGAATATGATAGTAAAATATTTGATAAATATCTGCCGCATCAAACAAGTTATACACTTTCTAAAGACGATAATGTTGGTGGTAGACCATCTGTAGATAATCCTACAAAAGAAAGTACAATCCAATCACAAAGTAATGGAGGTAATAATCTCCCAAGTCCAAGTGACAACAAATAAAACTTAATAATATGAATAATAAGTTGAAATCTATATGAGTAGGTTTCTTTTTATTATAAAAAATGAAAAGGAGGATTAAAGAATGTTAAATAATATCCTCGAAATTTCAGAGACAACCACTAAAGGCGGACGTGTACCAGTAAAGATTGCTTTATTAAAAATAGCTGATGACGACATAAATGAAACAAATAAGAATGGGCTTCATTGGAAAGAAGAGTATGTAAAAAATGCAATGCATAGTGTAAAAATGATGCCGATATGTACAGCTTTTTGTGATGACGATAGAACTGTTCCATTAGATCATGGATACACAGGGGTATTTATCAATGACGAAGGACTTGAAGAACCTGAATTTGAAAATTCTGAAGTTGTTGGCTGTTTTGAAAGTGCTTCTATTGAAAATGTTGAAGTTAACGGTGAAACCATAAAGGCATTAGTTGGTACAGGATATTTTTATATACAGCGTTATCCGTCGTTTGTTTCATGGGTGCGTAAAAATTATGCATTGAGCACAGTAGACACTTCAATAGAGATTGTTGGATTACCATCTAATAATAATAAAATTATATATGAAGAAGATGAACCTACTGAAAAATATAGAACGCCCAAGGAATTCCTATTTTCGGCTAGTTGCGTACTTTCTGTGCAGCCGGCTGACAGTCACGCAATAATTCTAGAGGTTGCTCAAAAGAAAAACAAAAAGGAGGAAGAAGAAACAATGGATATGAATGAAGTAAAGTCAGTCATTCAGTCTACTATCTCAGAGCTTAATGATAAATCACAAAACTATGAAACAAAGATAGCAGAACTGAATACTCAAATTGAAGCAAAGAATGCAGAAATCGAAGAAAAGAATAACACGATTTCAGAACTCAATGCATCCATAGAAAAGATTCAAGCAGCACTTGATAAGCTTAATAAAGATTGTGAAACTTATTGGGCTGAAAGAGAAATTCTTGAAAGGGAACTTGCAAAAGCAAAAGTAGCAGAAAAGCTTGGTGAATTAAATTCTGCACTTGGTGAATTTAATGATGAGGAAAAGGAAATTGCAAAGGACGATATTGAGAAACTTACTACTGAAATTAACAGTGCTGAAAAGAAAGAAGCTCTTGATAATGTAACTTCAGAAATTAATTCAATCAAATCTAAGATTTGTATGAATATTGTTGCAAAGCAAAAGCAAGCTGAAGCAGAATCACAAAGAGTTTCAGAACTTAATTCAAAAAATTCTGAGCATGATGTTGATGATATATTCTCAGAAATTTGTACAGAAAACAAACAAGATGATGATGAAGATTTAAACATCTTTTAATCTTACAAAAAATATAAAACTGCCTTGATATTGTGTCAAGGTTCTTTTTAGTTAGGAGGAATTTTAAATGGCAATAAAATTTAGAACAATCGGTCAGATTGAACATGGTGAATATCCATTTGAGGATGCGATTACATCAGTAGACACATACAACGGTGCATTCGGTACTGTTACAGATAGTGCATTTGCTGTGGCAAAGAATGCGTCAAAAGCTATTATGCAAATTGAAGTTGGAGATGATGCATCAATGCCTAAATATGCAATTTCAAAAAATGCACACGTTAGAGTTGTTGATTTTTCAAAACTTGACGGAAAAGAGATGGAGATTTACGACTATCCACTACCTGATGGTGTGAAAGTCGGTGACAAGCTTGTTTCACAAGCAGATGGTTCACTAAAGGCAGACACGAGTGTTGCAAGCACAGCTTTCTATCTTGAAGTTACAGATATTATCGGAAATAACGATGGTGTAGTTGTACTTGTTCACGGTGCAACAGCCTAATCAAATAAATAATAAGGAGGTTAAAATTTATGTCTTATACATTTGAATTGAACAATGAAAGAAAAGATGCTAATAATGTTAGCGGTAAAATAAAGGCTAATTCACCTGTTGTTGAAGTATTTTCAGCAATGACAAATGGTCAAGATTTGTCACGTTTCGGCAATAAGGCTGACGTTGCTGCGAAATACATAATGGAACTTAATTCAAAAGCTGTAAATGGCGATACAAAGGCTGTTTCAGAATTGAATGAAATCAGACGTTTCGCAATGGAGCCGGTGCTTATGAAGGAAGTTAAGTTACTTTCAATCTATGGTAACTATAAGAATATCGGTTACAACGAATCATGCGAAGTTGAAGTTCCTGATTTTGCAAATATAGATGCTAAAATGCAAGCCGCTGGACAGGACGTTACATTCCCTGTTATCAAAAAGAAACGTGTGCCTGTTGCTACAACAACAATTTCTGGTGGTTATGCAGTAGATTATAGAAAGGCTGCTTTGGGCGATATGAGTGATGAAAATGAACTTCAAGAACAAGTTCGTGTTCAAATCAGAAATAAAGCTGCAAAGTATGTTGTTGAAACAATTTATAATGCAATCAAGAATGCCAAAGGAGTTAAATACTTTATTGAAGATTCTGGTCTTACAAAGACAGACGTAGATAAAGTTATTTCAGACGTAAGACGTTTTGGTAAACCAACAATTTCAGGCGATTATGCCCTAATTTCACAGTTTAACGGTTTTGCTGGTTACACAGGTGTGACACCTACGATTAATGGTATTTCAGAAGCTGTAATGAAGGAAATTCATGATACAGGTCTTATGGGTATGTACAATGGTGCAGTTCTTTCAGAAATCCCTAACCCATATGACATTTCTACGTTGAATGCTGACGGTAAAAACTTTGAAACAGTTCTTCCGACAGGTATTGGTTATGTAATTCCAGCCGGTGCGCAGTCACCTATTTATACAGTAACAAGAGGTGGTCTAACATCATTCTCAGGTAATGATGTTACAACTGGTCAAATTATAAGCAGATTTGATATGGAAATTGGTGCATTGGTAGCTCCGGGTAGAGAGTTTACTGTAGGTATCATTTCTGATACAAACCTTTCACAAATATAAGTTAGTTTGAAGTTTGAGGGACGAGAGAAATCTCGTCTCTTTTAGTCATATGGAGAGAAAAATGAATAATTATTTCTATTGTTATTCAAATAGAATGTATCATTTTATCAAAGTGTTTGATGTTGAATATATTTCAGTTGGGGTTAATAAAAACACCAAAAAGAAGTATTATGTATTCCCTAAATCTGAAAAACTTGACAAAATAATTGCACTCTATAATGAGGTAAAACATTCTATACAATAAATAATAGTTGAAACGGAGGATATAGTTGTAATGGCTAATACAGAAGAAGCAAAAGAAAAGAAAAATGAAATAACCGAGGAAGATACTCGCTTGGATAAAAAGGTTAAAGTCCGCAGTATCGCTCCTTGGATTACAGGTGCACCTCGTGTCACTTCTAAAGGCGATATTAGTATTCCTGCAAATGGAAGTGTTTTGTTGTCACGAGAGGAAGTTATCGCACAAGCACAAAATGGCAATAAACTTTTATCGGGTATAGATAGTCTTGGAAGTCATGCTACTTGGTATATTGAAGATGCGTTTACACGTTCAGAAGTCAGCTTTGATATTGACGATAAAAAGCAGACATTTTTAACGGTAGAAGAAATCAAAAGAATTTTTGAACTTAAAACACCAAAAGCATTTGAAGGTAATATTCAAAAGACTGTTGTTACTCGTGCCGAAAAAGCTTATCTTATGGAAACAATTAGAAGTTTGAATCTAAACGATTATAAGAAAATTGCGTTTTGTGAAGATTATACGGGTATTCGACTTTAAGAGGTATAAATAATGGAAGAAGTTACAAACGCTTCTGAAGTAATTGATTTTTTTGAGTCAAGTTTTGCAGACAAAGAAGTTATTCCATTTGAGTTAGAAATAGTGTGGCTTAAAAGAGCCATTAGTCGATATTCAGTAGAATTAGACCCTTTGAAATTCAATGATGCATTTTTGCACTTTGATTCAAAACTTGACGGATATGTTATATCTACTTTAGCTGCCTTTATGAAAGAGTTTTATCAAGAACGTGAAGTTTCTAAAGTGAATAAAAGAGTTAGTATAGTCGGCAAAGATATTTCGATTGGGGCTTCTGATAATGCGAAAAAATATGTTGAAGACGAATATAAAGCTAATCAAGAAAATTCAAGAGGTATGGTTGAAAATCAAAAGCCAACAGCTTTTATATAGGGGGAATTAGATGGCACAAGAATGGTATTTAATGTCCTCGCATACTCGACCAAATAGTCTTGGTGGATTTGAAAATGATTCTTTTAATGATTTTAAAGATGATGCTTTTGACGAGGCTCTAATGACGGATATAGCAACAACTGTTACGTTATATAATTATGATTTATCGCAATCTGTTGAAACACGTTGTATTGTTCAAGGAAATATTTCCGACTCACAAGATAAGTCTGCTATGAGAACTGTATTGTTTAAACGTGGCACTATAAAAACAGGAATGTATGTCTATTTTGAAAATCGTTATTGGCTTGTCGATGGATACCCTGGTAACAATGGTATATTTGAAAAGGCAACTATGGTGTTATGTCAATACAAATTACGTTGGCAAAATGCTGCCGGTGAAATTATTGAGCGTTGGTGCAACGAAACATCGGCTTCTAAATATGGAGTTGGCGAAGATAGAAATAACGTTATTTTATTAGCCGATAATACATTTTTATTGAAATTGCCAAATGATGCAGAAACACTTGAATTAGACGATAAACGTGTTTTTATAGACAAACATAAAACAAATCCTACTAAAGTGTTTAGAATCACGAAAAGTAATGACGTTTTATATGACTTTGGCGAAGAACATGGCGGTATCTTTAGTTTTATCGCTGATAAGACTGAATTTAATCCTACGACTGACAATCAAGAATTGAGAGTTTGCGACTACAAAGACATCCACAAGACAACGACTTCTATTAATGAAATGGTGGTTTCAATCATCGGTAAAGAAAGATTACAAGTCGGATATCCTAGAACGTACTCTGTAACTTTTACTGATAAACAAGGGAATGCAATAGACGATATCTCTTTTGCATGGAATGTTTTAAGTGATTTTGATGTAGAGCAGTCGGTCAAGGACAATTCAATTACAGTAAATATTCAAGATGATGATTTGGTAGGGCAATCATTCTCGATTCAAGTTTTAGTGAATGGTTCAGTGATTACTTCCAAAGAGATTTCTATTGTAGAAGATTTTTAGGAGGTGACATATGGGCAAATCAAGAAGTTATGAAATAATTGAATTTCGAAAGCTGATAATGAATCAAATTGTGCAGTCAAAAGAACTTGTAAAACTACTCGGCGAAGAAAATTCAGAATATCCTGAAGATACAATACCTTATACAAGAGTGTTCCCTCATGAATATATTCCTGATAAAATTCTTGAAACGGATAGATTTATTAATTTTGAAATCAGTGCGGCTTTAGACCAAACCAATAGAACATTTAAGAATTTAACAATATATTTCTTTGTTGTTTGTCATCAAGACGTTATACGATATGTTGAAAATGGCAGACAATATCTTTGGTATGACAAAGTTGTTTGTGAATTGGATAATATTTTTTGTGAAAATAATATCCTAGGTGTCGGTAAAACTGTTTTAGTTGACAATCTCCCCTACTGTCCTCAACAAAAGTTTAAAGGAAGGATTGTAAGGTTCACTGTTAAAGACTTTACAAATGGGTTGAAGTATGGTAAATAAAACAAGTTTACTTAAATCAAACGAAGTACATATCAAAGACGGTCTTAACCTCTATATTCCTACAGTTGGCGAAGTTTTACATAATGAACAAGGATATTATTCTTTAGCTACATCTTTAACCGCATCTCCTAAAAGCTTTATGGTTCAATTAGACGATGCAGGAAAAGATTATACTACTATAAGTGAATGGGATTTATTTTGTATGTTATTTCAACAATTGTCTGAACAAGCAAGAATGTTGATTCTTCAAAAACTAACTATGGAAAGAATTCAGGAGCAATTTGATGAAAATAGCCAAGAATACCGAAAGTGTCAAGAAGGCATGAAAAAATATGATAATCAATTATCCGACTTGTGTACCGACTTAATATTTGGTAATACTGACATTGCGGGATTTGAACTTCGTGAAGAAGAAGGCAAAAAATATTTTTATAATGTAACAACAGATTTGACAATTACTGAAGAAGATTATAAAGAGATTGCTGATGTTATCAGAAAAATCAATTTATTTCAACATGATAAAAGTAAACCAGGAAATGAACATGCAAAAAAATATTTGCTAGAAAAAGAAAGAAGGAAATTGAGACGTAAAAGAAAACAGCCTTATGTTCCCTATCTTGAAAATTTAGTCGTTTCCTTGGTTAACACTGCCGAATTTCCTTATAACTATGAGGAATGTATGAATTTATCTTTGTATAAGTTCAATCAAAGTTTTAAGCAGATTCGACATAAAATAGACTATGATAAAACAATGATTGGTGTCTATGCGGGCACGGTCAATGCATCCAAGATGAATACACAAGATTTGTCTTGGTTTCAAGTAAGTAAATAGCATCTTAACGGTAATGCCGTTAAGGTCTTTTTTTTTATGCAAAAATTTAATTTAAAGGAGGATAAAATTATGAATTTGGATAAGTTTACTATCGTATCATATGACCAAATTGCAGGTTTTGATAGACAGGCTGGTATGTTGGCTTTGGTTATGGATGAGATTAATGACTTTACACTTTCTCAAGAAGAAGAAAAGAAGGATATCACTGGTAAGGGTGGCAGAGTTATTGGTTCTCAGAAAAAGAACAAGAAGGTTACTGGTAAAGGTACTAATGGTATGCTTTCTGGTGGTGCTCTTGCTGCTCAACTTGGAGCTGATATCGAAGATGGTGATCAAATTGTAAAATGGACTGATGTTATTACTGTTACAGCCAATAAAGGTAATACTTCGAAAAAAGCCGAGGGTACAGTTGGTAACGAAATTGGTTATATTTACATAAGAAATAAGGATCAAGAGTATATTTCTGGTGGCAAGAGACTTACACAGACTTCTGGCACTCCTGCGACAGGACAGTTCTCATACAATCCTGACACAAATGAAATCACTTTCTTTGATGGTGATGTAGCTGATGGTGTAGAAGTTATTACTTTCTATAATACAAAGGTTGAAGGTAAGAAGATTTCAGATGATAGCGACCATTATAGCAAGGTTCTTGAGGTTATTATTGATGTTACTTGTCAAGATGCTTGTGATAATCAATTCCACGGTCAATTCCTAATCAAGAGAGCAGATTTCAGTGGTACATTTGATATTGCCGGCGGTTCAGACCCTGCTACACATGGATTTGAATTTACTTCACTTCCTGATATTTGTACAGGTAAGACTGACCTTTGGGACTTCATTGTCTTTGATGATTAATTTATGAAATTATGAGGTATAGGCTAAGAAATTGGTCTATACCTCTAATATTATCAAGGAGGATTGAAATGGCAAAAGGTAATTTACTAACATGTCGTGTTTGTGGTAAGCAATACAAGGGTTGTAAATCTTGTGAAGCAAATCAAGGAGTTTTTCACTGGCGAAATTTTGCTTGCTCTGAGGAATGTGCAAGAAAGTATATCAATGATACTATTGCGTACAGAGAAAAGCAAAATAAAAAGACTATAAAGGTTGAACGCAAAGTTGAAAAGCAGACTGTAGAAACAAATACAGACATTAAGAAAAAGATTAATAATGTTGAGACAGCTACAACATCTGATACTAAAAAGGCTGTAAAAAAGGATGAGGTTTCTAATGATGAGACTTCTAAAAATACTGAGATATAATATATTTTGGACATTGTGTATTGATAAAAATAAAGGGATTGATTATTACTATGCAATGTAAAAAGTAATGTCAATCCCTATTTTTTACGTTTAGAAAGGATGAATGAAAATTCGTACAGGAAATATTTTTGAAAGTTTGGACGAAGTATATGACTACTATAATGGCGATATAGTAAAAATCGTAAACCTACAACAGTTTTTGTTTTATGCTGGAGCTTGTGGAATTCAAGCCGATTGGATTGACCGTTCCCCATACGATGGGAAATTAATAGCTTATTATGGTAGAATTCGTACAAAGGATTGTTGGGAGAAGTGGAAGGCAACTACTCCAGATGTGAATAAAAGAAATGGCAAATAATATAGGGAAAAAGTTTGAAAATAATTGGAAGGCAAGTATGCCAAATGATATATTTTATTATCGACTCAAAGACCAAGCACAATCATTTGGTGGGGTAAGTAAATTAAGATTCAGTTTAAAAAATCCATGTGATTGTTTCTTATTCAAATCCCCTACCCTATTTGCATTAGAGCTAAAATCTGTCGGAACATCTTCCATAAGTTTTGAAAGAACAAAAGAAGAAAAAGGTGTTATTCATTTTCATCAAATTGAAGGACTGAGGAATTTTAGCCGATATAAAAACATTATTGCTGGCTTTGTGTTAAATTTTAGGCATAGTGATGGAACTGAGAATTGTTATTTTATACATATTAATGATTTTGATACGATGATAAACAGTTTAGATAAGAAGTCTTTTAATGAAAAAGATTTGTCTAAATACAATCCAATTATAATTGAAAATCGAAAGAAAAAAGTAAATTATACTTATAACATAGAGAAGTTCATATGCGACGTATATGAAAGAATGGAGATAGAAATATGATTAAAGAATTTATTGAAATGAAGAAGAAAGAAATTCGTGTAAAAACTGCTTTGTATTCGGCAGTGGATAAGTTTATTGTTGAAAAACAAGATATGCTTGATTTGGTTATGAGAATTTATGAAACTTTGAAGAATACTCCAACTGAAAACTTGCAACAAGAATTGATTAGTCAGATTGTCAATGTAATCCATAAAGATGAGGTTGATAATGAAGTTGTTAATAAGACAGAAAATGAATAATAATGGCTAAAAATTTAAAAGAATTGAATGAAATTCTTAAAAACTATATTGGTACTGCTTTAATATTGACACAATGGGATATTCGTGAGATTTTGGAAAAGAAGGTTGAAGAATATTATGACGAGTATCAACCTGTTTTATATGAAAGAACTTGGAAATTAAGAAATTCATTGCAATGTTCAGATATAAAATTTGAGAAGAAAGGTGTATCTTGTACTGTAGGATGGGACAATTATTATATCGCAATGCGATACACCGGTGGAGCAACTGGCGAGCAAGTTCTTTATTGGTTTAATGATAAATCTCATGGTGGTAGAGTACAAGGTGAACATAAATTTTGGGATGAAGCCATAGAAGAAATCAATGAGATATATGGTGGCATTCCAAATTTATTCAAAAAAAACTGTAAAAAAGCAGGTATTCCAATTAAATGATGATTGTACACTCTCCTTTCGAGAGTGTTTTTTTTGTTGCAAAATTAGAAAGGAGAATGTAAATGGCGGAGATAGATAATGATTTTCAAATTGAACTGTTTGGTGGATTAGACATTTCAAAATCGAAATCAAAAATTAATGCAGATATTGAAACTTTAAAGAAGCAAATCAAAGAGCTTGAAATATCGGCAAAAATAGATGCAAATGTTTCAAAAAACCTAGAAAAACAATTAAACAACCTAAGTATAAAATTAAGTGATGTTAAGGTAGAACCAAAAGCATTGACTAAAATGGTCGGCGAAATCAACAATGCACTTAGGGGTATACAAATCCCAAACATTAATATTGGAAATGGCTTTAATAATATTGCAAAACAAGCTGGTCAACAAGTCGGACAGCAATTTCAAACTGGTGTTTCTCAAGGGTTAGGTAATTCGTCTAAGGTTTTAGAGGACTTTAAGAAATCATTAGGAAATGTCGGAATGGGCTCAAAGGAAATTGATACTATTGCCACGAGAATTCAAAACCTTGGAGTTCAAATTGAAACAGTAAGTAGTTCAGTAAATAAACATAAGGATGATAAAAAATTATCCGTTAATATTTCAGGCACTGATAAATTTGGACAAGCCATTAAATTAACGGAACAATATAATATTGTTACTGGCGATTTAATTAAAACTATAGACAGAGTTGCCACCACTCAACAAAAGGCAGGTACAAGCACCGATACTTTTATTGAGAAGCAGAAAAAGGCAGTTAGTCAGGCACAAATTGCTTTAAATTCTGCCCAGTCTGGATATCAAGATAAAAATGCATCCAAGCCAATAAAATCCAATGAACACATTACTGCACTTGAGCAGCAATATTCAGTAGTTAAAACAGCAATTAATAATTTAGGTGGTGCTAGTAAATCTACTTTTACTGATATGCAGAACGAAGTTGATAAGCAAATTGCCAAATTACAAGACATGGTGTCTGTGTTCCGTAATGCCGAAACAGTGGCTACATCTCTTAGGTCAAAAGATATTGGAACTGTCAAAGAACAGTATTCGAGTAAATTAGATGTGCTTGTTGGTAAAATGAAATCATCTGGCGTTTATACGGATGGGTTTAAATCCGGTGCTGATAATTTAAAAAATGTATTGTCAAACGCAGTTGATGCTTCTGGACTAGTGGCATTTTTAAACGGTCTTGACAAATTAGATGCAGGTTTTAAGAGGGCAAAAGCATCGGCTGATGAGTTTAATAAGGCACAAAAAGTAAAAATAAATGTTTCGGGATTGGAGTCTAAGCTTGCAGATTTAGAAAGACTTAATCCGGAAATTAAAAATTTTAAAACTCAAATAGCAGGTGCAGACGTAACAATAAACAGTCTTTTGAGTGATTTGTCAAAAATAAACACTCAAGGTGATTTTTCGGTTATAAACACCAAGTTTAAAGCCTTCAGAGATGCTGCACAGGCGGCAGGATATGCTGTTAATGATGTTGTTATAAATAGTAAGACGATTGACAATATCAAAAGTGCAACCGATGGTACGGGTAAGATTAGTTATGCTAATCAGATTCAAGAAATTGAAAAGAAGTTTAGAGACCTTGGGTTTACCGAAAGTGAAGTTGCTAATCAAACTAGTGATTTACGAGCCAAACACCAAGATTTACTTGATGTAATTGATAGCAATAATTTCTCATCGGATACAGAACATTATCAAGCAATTATAGAGGCAGATAAACAAAGAGCGGCAGAATTAAATAAAGTCAGTAATGCCTATAAATCAATTAAAACAGATGCAACGCAATTTTATAATTTGGACAAACAAAATAAGTTGTCTAATGATATTCAAAATTGGTTGTCTAAGAACACGGCGGCTTCAAAATCTGCCAGAGCTTCTTTAGAGGCTTATTTTAAAGAACTGTCGGAAGGCAGGGTTACGGCTGAACGATTGAAGTATATCGAAACTGAATTAAAAAAGATCGATACACAACAGCGTGGTATGGGCAAGCTTGGTTTAGCTTTTAAAGACCAGTGGACACAAGCAGTTGATTCGTTTAAAACATGGTTGTCTGCAAGTTCCGCTGTTATGTTAGTAGTTTCTAAAACAAAAGAGGCTGTTACAGAACTTAAAGAAATAGATACTATTTTGACCGAAATCAGCAAAACAAATGATAAATTATCTAAGTCTGATTTAAAGAATATTGGAAACGACGCATTTGAAACAGCGTCAAAATATGGTAAGAAAGCAACTGATTATTTGTCGGGAGTTCAAGAAGCTTCTCGTGCCGGCTATGAGAATGCGGAAAATATAGCTGAACTGTCAACTGCCGCACAAGGTGCAGGAGATATGACAGCTGAACTTGCAAACTCATATATTATCGCTACCGATAAAGCTTACGGTATGGAAGGTAGTGTTCAAAAATTAACGCAAACTTTAGACGGTGCAAATGAAATTACTAATCATAATGCAGTAAATATGACTGAACTTGCGGAGGGTATGAAAGTTGTAGGTTCTCAAGCCGCATCTTCTCAAATTAGTGTAGAAGAAACGACCGCTGCGTTAGGAACTCTTATTGCCGTTACACAACAAGGCGGTTCTCAAATGGGTAACGCATTTAAAGGCATCTTGATGAATCTTAGACAAGTTACTGGCGAAGTGGACGGAGAAGAAATTGATCAAGAGTCCTTGACAAAATACGAAAAAGCTTGTGAAGCACTTGGCGTCTCTTTAAGTGAAGTCAAAGACGGTGCGGTTTCATTAAAAGAGCCAATGCAAATTCTTAAAGAATTGTCGGCTGAATATACAAAACTTGATAAAGATGATGCCAAGAGAGCAAATTTGTTAAGTGCTATTGGTGGAAAGTACAGAGCTAACGCTTTGAATGCAATTCTTGAGAATTGGTCAACATATGAGAATATGTTACAACAATATGCTGATGGCGACGGTTCAATGGCTGAAGAGGCTGAAAAAACAGCCAATAGCTTAGAAGGTAGCCTTAATAAACTTTCAAATACTTGGACAGATACTGTACAAAATGTACTTGATTCAGATACACTTAATTCAGGAGTTAAAGTTTTAAATACAGTTTTAGACCTTATAAATAAAATAACAGATAAACTTGGATTGTTTGGTACAGCTGGCGTAACAATCGGTACAATCTTAGGTGTTAAAAATGTCGGTAAAGCAAATTATATTAGTAACTTTCATTGTTTTGAATATGCCGACAGCATATATAATTCTATCGGATACGATAGTTTAGAATATGCTAAATCGTGAAATACACGATGATAAACGCCCGATAACGTCTGAAGGACTTGTATGTCATAAACATACAACTGGGAAGCACGTCAACCTCACACTACTCTCCTATTTTGGTAACAAATTAGGCTATAGTGACAATGTGTGAATTCGTGTGGTCAGGTCGGAAGTCTCCTTTATATAAGGAGAAACCGCCACAGTAGTAACATGGGCGAGATTTGGTATATGAAACGCTGCCAATGAGAATAGGTACTCGGTACTATCATAGAAACGTAGCTATGAAATTATGAGTTAGCAACTTATCTGCTACTTCTACGTTGTGGAGTTCTTTTGCATTAGGACTATGATAAGAAATGCAAACTTTCATCTGCCAAGATGAATATAATAATAAAAAATAGTATTGACAATATAACTAAATGTGATATAATATTTATAGAAATAAAAAAAATGTGGAAACTTAAGACGGTTGCCACGATACAATTAGTTACCAAAATACTGAGATTATATAATCTCAAACTTTAGTGAGCCAATCTGTTCCAGCAGACGGCTCACTTTTTATTTCTATCGAAAATGTAAAGCACAAGTGCCATTACATTTACAATGGTATCAATAATAGTACAGATACCAAAAAATAAAGAAGTAATTATGTATCAGCCTCCTTCAAAGAAAATTTCTCGTCAAGAGCTTATACATAGCCTCCATTCCGCTCAAGCGAGATGACAGGCAACCGTCCTTTAAACCGTCATACCGTTTACAAAAAAGATAAAAAAACTCAACTGTATAACGGCATGATTTCCACAACATTATTATATCAAATTCAACATTAACTGTCAATATATTCTTATTTTGAGCGTATTTTCGGATACGTTCTTTTTGTATGTAACAAAATTACAATAACAATTTTACAACTTATTTACAATTAATTATGATGTATTGCTATATAATGCCATATGTTATATAATTATAGAGAAAACATTATGAAAAAGAGGACGAAAGAAATGTATGAATTAACTGAACAAAAGAAGAATGATATATCTGTCTACGGCGTTAAATATGGGGATTTACAGATAGATGATATATCTACCGACAAGGGTAGGGTTAAAAATTTTGTCGATGATATAAATAAGTATCAACTCTCCCCTATTCATTTGGGTGATGCGGTTGATGATTTTGTGGAGAATATGTAAATTAAGGAACACTAAAAAAATAAACTATTTAGTTTTAAATAATCATATACTACATAGTTTATTTTTTTTAGCAATATTAAGTATTTGGAATGTACATAATTGCGATAAAGAGATGGAAACAAAATATCACGAAAGGAACACAATATGATATTTTCATTTTGAAAATCTTTGGGAATTCTTTTCGCTTCCCTGAAGGTAAGTCTTTTACCAACTCATATAATTTACTGCCTACTGAATCTAATCGTGCTGCTTCGTTCCATAAATAAAATCCAAATATAGCAGATAAAATTATTCCTACTACTGAAAAAAATATTGAGTTGTTTTGATTGGGTAATTCAATTCCTATATTCGATAAATACGGCATAAATATTATAGCAGTACATAATATCGTATATTTCGTGACCATTTTCCAATAATGCTCATGTCTATACATCCACTCTTTTGAGTAATGTTCCGTCATAAAAAGAATATTGTTTTTGTTATCCAATATAATGACCCCCTTAATATATTTATGATTGCGAGGTGATATAAATGAAACCATATGTAATGTCAGCCGACATAAAACTTAGTGAACCAATTAAGGATTCAAAAAAGTTTATTAAAAACATGGAGAAAATGCTACAACGTCTTCAGCAAAAATCAGCATCTCAGGGCAAATACTCTTCTCCCCATTATTTGTAAATTCCGCATTTTTTAGGCATATAATATAATTTTCTATTATGCAATCATCATCAACATTGTCTTTTAAACTATCTTTAGCATTTTTTATTATGCAAGCAGAATTTATGTGAAATTGTGTTTTGTCTTCATTGAAAGTTATTATTTCAGATTCTGAAATTTCTTCTTCACTGAATATTTTTGGCTCTCCAATGAATATGCCCGCTTTGGTATGCAAACATAGTCGAGGCTTCTTATCAACTTTTATAGATTCTGATTCATCTATTGATGAATTTATAACATTAATTGTATTAATTACTGCTTGTAACGTAATAATTTTCGAAGAATTTATTTTCTTCATAGTCATCACTCCTTTATTAATATATAGCTAGTATAATACAATTTAATACATATTTCAATCTTTTGATGTAAAATTCGTCAAATTGTAGCAAAGTCAATTGTAAATTTATGCAATATTACAAATAGAATTGAAAAAATTTTGATTAGAGTATAACTTATAATCATAGTCACCTTTCGAAAGGAGATGTTTTCTTTGAAACTGAATAAACAAGTTGTTGAACTCTTTAAAGAGTTATCCTTAAATTATATTGGTAAGGATATTTTATCTGACGATATTTTTAAATGTTGTACGGAAGCCGAAAGGCAACGTATTTTGAGAGAACTTGGTATGTCTTCATAGATGGTTTATTATAACATGAAAGGATGATAATAATATGTGTAAGATACTTAGAGAAATTGGTGGCTTGTCTGCTCTTGAACTTCTTGAAAAGTATGACATAAGTTTATCGCCGCCGATTGATATAAAAAGATTGATTGACAATATTGGAATTAGATTAATCCGATATGATTTCTCGAATGCTGAAAGGGCTGGAAATTATCCATTAGGTAGCATTATTGGTGCAGCATTATCTGATGGAGACAATCTTGATATTTTATGTGCTAATAACCTAACTTTGAATAGGGTTCGATTTACTATTGCTCATGAAATAGCTCATTGTTGCTTGCACAATGATGCTTTAGAAATAAATCATCTGGAACTTAGAACAAATAATGTTTCGTTAAAAGAACGTGATGCAAATATTTTTACTGGTGAACTTCTTGTTCCCTATTCGAGTTTAATAACTATTTATAATCAACTATTGAAGCCTTCGTTGTCGGTTTTAGCACAAATTTTTCAAGTTTCAACTAATGTTATGAGAGAACGCTTGAAATATTTAGAATTAAATTTTGTAGACGATTCAAATAGTAGATGAGGAGTGATATTAATGATTTATAACGAAGATATAGGAGAATATTATGAAGCCAATTGAAATTGAGAAATTATATAAAGATTTAGGGATATCCACATCCAATTTAAATGCGGATTATAATCCTGATTTATATGCGAAAAAAATTATGAATCAATTTACAAAGAAGAATAGCAAGTTAACATATTCTGACAAAACAATTTTGACTCATAAATAATATACAAAAACGACTCATTATTGAGCCGTTTTTTTAATGTCTTAAAAATCGCTACCACATCCATTACAATGCCATTGGTGTTTTCTCTTATTTCCGAATATACCAAACAAGGCAGTATTGATTACTTTTGATGTGGTCGAAATTTTACTTGTGTTTGTGCTATGGCAATATGGACACGTTACGGTTGTCCAGTTATAGTGCCTTTAATAAGTTCTTTCGCCGATTCTACTGCCACATCATGAGCAACACTTTCTACAAATTCTAAGGTATGATTCCCTACTTTATTTATAATAGATTTTGTTTTATTCCATATGGTCGGTTCTTTAACAGAATCTATAAATTTGTGACCCTCGATTGTAATATCGTCAATTGAGCATCTTTTAAGTATTGCTCCATTTTCAGGAAAGCAACTAAATATTGAAATGTAATGACATTCCTTTAATTTTATTACTGAATACATTATATCTATTTGGTCGTATTTTTTTAATTCGTCTGCATTATATAATGTTTCTAAATTTACTTTATCAATTTTCCAATCGTTGCCTACTTTCTTGATTTTAATGTTATTGACACAGTACAAAAGAACGTCCTTTATGCACTCTAAATTCATTTGCATATTATTATACCTCCATAATTACCATCAGAAAGGAATGATTTATTTTGGATTTTAAATATCCCAATTCTAAAAAGTTATATTTAGTTGTTGAGATTTCGCAATTACTATCTAAATATAATTGCACGTTTTCTGAAGCAGAGAGTATTTTATCTCTATCGTTAAGTGAAATACGGCAACAACGTGAAAACCTTGAATATAATACAACATTGGATTATACCAATGGCAATAAAACAAAAATTGTTGATAACGAAGAAATTAAGCCATCACAACATATTGAACCATATTGTTGATCCCCTACCACATATACTTACAATTATTACACTTATAACTTTTTCTTATCTTAGTGCTAAATAAACCAAATAACGCACCTGAGATTACTTTCTCGCCTGTTCCGATTGGCTGGACGTTGTTATGTATTAGATTGACTTGAATTTTTTAAGATCACTTCATTAAAAATAATTTCTGGTAAATCATTTTGTTTATAGTTTGTTACGTACTCTCGATCAGCCTTCCATTTGGACACTGCACGTTTATAGATTGGTATTTTACTTCCTCGGTCAATTTGACCTTTGATATGATTGATAATATCCCGTCTATTCATTATATTCGCTTCAATAATAGTGGATAATATAATATGGCGTTGTTTTTCAGATAAATCAGCTTTTGTTTGAACATTATACCCATAGTTAGCAAGAATTGATCTTCTATGTGCTATTTCAATTGTATCTGTATCACTATTTTTATATTCAGATGTTTCATCTTGAACCTTACATATAATAACACCATTTATTGCATTATAGTCTTCCTTAAGAATTGTGAATCTGTTACATTCTTGACAGTATGATGCACTTACCTCCGCATACTCTAATTCACCTTGTTTGTTTATAGTAGGCAATTTGGCAAGAATATCTCTTGTTTTATGATTCAAAGAACAATGTAATGTATTACTTAAAATTATAACACTATATACGTCTATTTTAGGTACATAATACTTACGGTCAAAAATTATATTTGTATCTGTAACGTCAAATTCATTAGCTTGTTCTTCTAATGTACATAATTTTTTGCATGTAGGGCATTCATACCAGTTAATTCTCTTTTTGATTATACAATTGTCTGTTTGGTGACAATAATTTATATCATACGGAACTAAATCATATCTACATTCTGGGCAAATAGTATCTGAAAGTAAATACACTCTAACTTGATTCTCGAATAGAGCTTGTAGTTCTGAGTCGTAGTCAAAAGTATCATTTTCGTTATTGTCGTTCACTTCATTTCTAAAGTTTTCTGTTGCATATTGAATGTTTTGCAAATTAATATATGACATTAGAATTTTAATATCATCATGAAGTTCATCGACTCTAAAATCTGAAATGTTCTTACTATATAAAGCACCGATTTGTTTTGATAAATTGTCTTTTAATGTATCAAGTTGATTTAATATATTAATGATGTTTTCATTAATTACTTTGACGATTGATTCATTATTTTCTTTATACTTTTCAAGAATGGCTACGATATTCTCTGGTAACATGACTATGTACTCCTTTATCTTTCGTTCGGGTACTCCTACTTCCCCGGTTTCCACTTATGACCGCACTTTTGGCATACATTTCGTGGACTGCCTGAACCTATAAATCCTGTGAGTAGACTATATCCCCTATTCGTTGTTGCAACTGAATATGAACCGCATTTAGGGCAACGGACGGACGAGGATGTATTTGATGTGTCTTGTCCTTTAGATTCGGCTGCAAGCATAGCAGACTGTCGTTTATATTGTGCTCGAACTAATGGTACACGTTCGTAAGCTTCTTGGTCAAATTCTGGTGACGTTTTGACCAGCTCTTCGAAAATTTGTTCTTTTGCCCCAGGTTTTAAATCTCCATATTCGTCAAGATATTGTTTAGGAACTAATCTACGAGAGCCTTCAGTTTCGCACATTCTACAAATATCCTTAGTAACATCATCTTTTAATGAAAAAGTTACTGTTCCACATTTCTTACAATATGTATATGGCAATGACATCATTATTCTCTCCTTTTTTATTTTATAATACCATAAAAGTCAAAAAAAAGCAAGTACCTCCACAATACTTGATATAAAATTTGATAGTGTGATATTTAAAACATATGAAAACGACTTAGATGGTATATTTAATAAATTAGGTTTTAATAAACGTACATTTGCAGAATGGGGTTCACAAGTTAAAGAAGCTTTTAATGGGGCTGAGACAGGTGCAAATAAATTCTATACAACACTTAACAAAATTTCAAGTGTTATGAAAACTGCATTTACTGTCCCAAAAGATAAATTGGATTGGATAAAAAATTCACAAGGTGAAATTGTCACTAAAAATAACATTGATTCATATATTCCACAATTATCTCAAGATAAAGCAGACGGGTTGGTTAAGTCTATTCAAGCTCAATCGATTGCGGTTACTAATGGAACAAAAAATTGGCAAGATTATTTTCAAAAGTTAGATGATGAAAAACAAGGTCATATAACCGAGCTAATAAAGAACACCAAAGATTTATCTAAGCTTACAGGTGACGATTTAGTTCAAGCCACTAATGCCGCTCGTGAGTCTGCCTTAAAGCATAATGCAGCATTGCAACAAGAAACTTTAGGTGCTAAGGCTGCAACTTTAGGATTGAAGGCATTGTCTGTTGCTGGCAATATTGCGTTTAGTATGGGGGTTAGTATTGCTATTAGTGCAATTATAGAAAAATATAATGAATTGGCACACGCAGCAGAGAATTGCAAAGAAAGAGTCGATTCTTTAATTTCTTCATATGATTCTAAATTAAACAATGCAAATTCTAACATTTCAAAAACCGAAGAACTTGCTGATGAATATGAAACACTTTCAAAAGGAGTTAGTTCTTTAGGAGCAAATCTTACATTAACTACTTCGGAATATGAGCGATATAATTCAATTGTTAATGATATTGCAGATATGTTTCCTTCTCTTATTTCAGGTTACACGGCAGAAGGCAATGCAATTCTTACTTTAAAAGGAAATGTAGAAGAACTAAGAGATGCATATAAAGACGCTCAAAAAGAAGCCTATAATATGCTTATATCTTCGCCGAAAGATGCGAACGGTAATGATATTCTACAAAATGCTCAAGATGTTTTGAATGGAGTCCATGACGGATTATTCCAAAAGAGGACTATGAGTTCCACTCAAATTGTAGATAGGCTATCAGAATTACAAAAGGCATTAGGTGATTCTTCAAAGACAAAAAAAGCATATGAACATATCTCAAAACTTGCAACTACTGATAACGAAGGATATCACAGTGATGAATTCCAAAGTATTCTCGAAGAAATTGGAATCAAAGAAATGCAAGATTCTGGTTGGATATATCGAACCAACGATTCAAAAGAGAAATGGTCTAAGGTTAGCGATGTTCTCTTGGAACATAAAGGAGAACTTGATGCAATAATACAACAATATCAATCAAAAATTAATACTGTTGTAGATAATAGCAAAAAATTAGCCAATGCGTATTTAGGAGTAAATGAGACTTACGAAGGTTTAGATGAAAATACACAAAAATCAGCTTCTATATTGGTTAATAGTTTGACTGATGATATGGTTAAAAATTTTACTACATCGGCTGACGTAGGTAGTTATGTAAATAACATTGTTGATTTGTTAAATAATAATTCAACAATTAAAGACACATTAAATAATCTATTTTCTCTTGACTCTTCTAATTTAAGCCCTGTTGAAACTTCTGAACAAGTAGATAAATATATAGCTATTATAGCTCAGGCATTGGATGAAGATGAAAATCAATTAAAAATCCGTTTAGGATTTGAAGATACGGACGATTTAGAAGTTAAATACAAAAATATCATTTCTTCATTACAAAAGAAGTTTAGTAATGATGATTTTGATTGGGATGCTTGGTTTAAAGAAAATTCAATCAATACCAAAGAAGAACTTGATGCTTGGCTACAAGTTACTAATAGCATAAACAATGCTGCACAAGCACGAAAAGCTTATTTAGATTATATGAATAAGCAAGAGCTTGACACCAAGTCTCTCAAAGAACTCAACGATTCATTAGACAAAATCCAATCAGCATATCAAGTAGCATCGACAGCCATTGAAGAATATAATGAGAACGGATATATCTCGGTAGATACATTCCAAAGCTTAATGGAATTAGAGCCTGAATACTTAAATCTGTTGATGGACGAAAACGGTACACTTGCACTTACTTCCGAAAACTTATATAAGCTTACAGAAGCAAGAATAAATGACCTTGCTGCAAAACAAGCATCAACATTAGTAGACAGTGTAACAAAGTTAGGCAGTGAAGCCGAGCAACTTCAATATTTGACTCAAGCAACAGACGGAGCAACTGAAAGTACATGGGGTTTGGTATATGCAAAGATAGCAGAGGCTCAAGCAGCAGGTACAATCAGTGATGATGTTGCAGGACGTTTAAAGTCACAAGTAGAAGCATATCAAACTTGGGCGAATGCGGCAATAGACGGAATTAACAAAGGCAGTTTAGGCAAATCTTCAAACAGTTCTAAGTCTGAAAAGGATAAAGCAAAAGCATTAAAGGACTATGAAGATAAAGTCAAAGATATTAACGAAAAACTTGAAGAACTTGACAAGGCAGAGCATTTATCAAACTTAAAATACAGCATTGAAACAATCACACAAGACCTTAATAAGTTTGAACAATCACTTGATAGATTATCTTCAAAGCTTGATTTGACATTTGAAAAAGATTACAGTGCAAAGCTAAGTATTATCGGTCAACAATTCTTAGGAGCTTCACGTTACGGCGGTGAAATGCGTGTTGAACTTGAGAGGTTATTGGCTATTGAGCCACAAACGGCAGATGAAGCAGAAGAACTTGCTTCAAGACTTGAAAGCTTATCTGACAGTTTCTTTGAGAATGAAAAGAATATCATTGAGTATAGAAATTCATTATTTGAAACAGCAACAGATTATCTGGGCGAATCTGCAAGTGCTACTGTTGAACAAGTAAACAATGCTAAGAGTATTTTGGATAATACCTTTAATGTTATTAAGAATGGTTCATTGTCAGGTGATGGTTTTTGGTCGGCTACTCTCCTACCGTCTATCTCAAAAGACAAGGTTACTAAGCAGAGAGCAGAAAACAATAAGCTTATCAAGGAAGAAAAACGCTATCAAAACGCTATTGCTAAAATCCGTAAGAAAGCAACAGATATGTCTTATGCGGAAGAAAAAGAGGAACGTGAAAAGCAACGTCAAGAATATCAAGAAGAACTTCAAGAAGCTTATGAGGACTATCAAGATAAGATTAATGATGTTATAGGTCAAAATATTGAGGTTTCAGACAGCGTTAAGAATATTGGCGATGAGTATATGAATACTGCCGATAAGGCGGAAAATGCTGCTCAGAGAATGTCAGACGCAATGAATAACATCAACTGGGAAGAACGTTCATATACTAATAAATCTTATACTTATGAGGATGGTGCTCCTACAAGTGCACAATATCAATATGCTTACGGTGACTCTAAGTCAACTGTAGTTGTGACTAAGAAAGCTAAAGGCGGTACAACATCACAAGGACTTACAATCACTGGTGACGGCACAGGAGTATATGCAGGACAAGAAGCGTATATAGGACAAGACGGCAAACTTCATCTATTCAATAATGAAGCACAACTATCTGAATTACCTCCGAATACTCGCATTGTCAATGCAAAAGACTTGCAGAATATCATTAAATATACTGGTATGAAGTATTTCTATCAGCCTATTGAAAATATTCAATCTGCAACGGTTGACAAGTTTGCACAAGGTAATACAAATGTTTCATTCTCCCCTATTCCATATAATGCGTTATCAACTCAAGCATTGTATTCAGATGTTGACGTACAAGCAATGGTTGAAGAGACTATTGCGGAAATCAACAATGAGTTTAATGCTTTAAAAGGAAATATAAAATTTAGTGCTGTGCAAAATGCATTCAAGAACAGTCTGACTGATAAGAAGATGTACGAAGACTTGTCTAACACTATCGTTAATATGACATCGCAGTCGCTTGACAAAGCTGATAAGAGTACACTTTCAGATTCGGTTGTTGGACTTATTTTACAAAATTCAGCTTGGGACGATTTACCGAATGAATTGCAGAATAAATTGTCTGAATTGAATGTAAATGCAGATAATTGGACTGATTGGATAAAAGACTCAAATAATTCACTTCAAGCATTTAACCTAATGCAAGATGGTGGAATGAGTAGTTGGGACTTGCTTGATAGCAACGTAACTTCTCTGTTGCAACAAGCAGGTATTAATGGCAAAGACGCTTGGGATAAATTTGTACAAGATGATCCGCTACAAGCATTGACTTTGTTATCATCTTCTTGGAATAGTATGAATGATACTATTGGGCAATATATGACAGATGCTAAAACCATTGCTGCCAATGGTGCAAGGGCTATTCAGTCACTACAAATAATTGCACCGTCTATATCGGAGCAATCTTGGAACGCATTGCAAGTGTTAATTGCTAATAAGATACAAGAAATCATATCATTAATGAATGAAGTATTTGGTGAAAATACAGTTGACATGAATTTTGCTATCAATGTTAATAATGGTGCTTTGTCTGGTAATTCTCAAACTAACCCTCAAGGTGATAATGAAATAATCAATACTGCAAAATCATTTCTTGGAACACCTTATGTTTGGGGCGGAACTTCACCATCTGGCTTTGACTGTTCGGGATTTACACAGTATGTATTGGCACAGAACGGTAAGTCAATACCGAGAACTTCTCAGGAACAATTTGCGTCAGGTCAAGCAGTTGATAAGAGTCAACTTCAAGCAGGCGACTTGGTATTCTATGGAAATGGCGAAGCAACACACGTTGGTATCTATGAAGGCAATAATAAGATTATTCATTCTCCACACACTGGTGATGTTGTAAAAGAGAGTGATTTTAGTACATATTGGACAAGTGCTTATCTTGGTGCAAGACGTTATTATAAAGGTACTGAGGGTGCATTGCCTGGGCTTGCTAAACTCGGGGATGAAGCAGAAGTAAGAGGATTAAACTATCCTACACCTGAAATTCTTATCAGACAAAAGACAGGTAAAGCATATCTTACTGGGTTAGACGGCACACAGATTGTTAATCTTGACAGAGGTGATACTGTTATCCCTTATGCCGATACAAAGCGAATTTTAAACGGCAATGTACGTCATGCTTATGCTAATGGTACACCAAATGCAAAAGACGCTATATCAAGGATTTTAGGCATAAACAATGTCAAGAATAGAGTGAATAACGGCTCTACAAGAAGTAATAATTCGGGTATAACAAACAATACAGTTCAACAATCTTGGGATACAAATGATTTTGGACAAGGTGTAGGTAAGTCACATTCATATACCGCTTTTGACGAAAATGGATATTTGGGTTCATCGCTTGGATATTGGGATACAAGTTCAAGTGCTTGGAAACTATTTAAGAAGTTGTTGGATAGCGGTGATTTATCAACCGATGAGAATGGTATCTATACATATAAAGGTGCTCGTCTTGTAGCAATGACATCTACTTTTGGTAAGCCTGGAGATGTTATGAGATACACGCAAGATGACGGTAGTGTATTTTACGGTATCATAATGGACGAGAAGTCGCAAGCATATACTTGGTACGATAATAACCCCGCCAACAAGTGGGGTCATAACAACGGACAAGATATGGTTGAATTTGAAGTTAAGAAATCAGCTATTGCTCCTGCTTATAAGGCTAACGGAGGTACTCCTCCATATGGCAACTTAAATCATGCCATTACTTTGATTGAGAATTTGGGTTCATTGGAAGGCTTTGATTTTTCTGATATGCCTTCTGTTGGCGGCACTTCTGTATTAACTCAAAAAATGCAAGAGTTTATGTCTAAACTTCAACAAGTTTATGGTACATTTAAGACTAATACTCATACATCGGCTACTAAAGTTGGCAATGTAAAGTCTTTAGGCGACAAAAAGCAAAGTAGTTATAGTTTTGATGTCCCGTTTACTCAAAGAGAAAAAGGTGGTATTGTTTCTGCTGGCACAATCGCACAAGTGAATGAACATAATAAGCCAGAAGCAACTATTGACGAAAAAGGTAATCTTGTTCCGTTAGGTGACGGTACTTCGCAAGTGTTTGTTTCTGATAAGCCATTCCCTGTTATTAATGCCGATGATTATGCTAAGATTAAGAAGTATGGCGGTGATAAAAAGCCAGTACAGTTCTTAAAGAATGGTAATACATCAGTCAGTGTTAATACCGATAATACAGACGAAGAAAAGGAACAAACTGCCGAAGAACGTAAAGCAGAAGAAAATACATCAAAGATAAATCAAACACTCAAGAACATTGAGGGTAAATTAGACAGTGGTGTATTGTCTGATGATATTAAAAAGCTTGACTTGCCAACACTTGAAGCCTTAGATAAGCTGACTGACAGTTGGGGCGATGATGATACAATCACTTCTGATATTCTTATGCAGTTTAAGGATTATGCGAAAGACTTCTTCGATTATGAGAAATGGGCGGAAGATGATTTATCTAATATATTGAATTCTTATAGTGAAGATTTCTATGAAAAATACTATGCTGAAAAGGATAAGTATGATTCTTGGCAATCTGACTTTAAAGAACGTTTTAAGAAATGGGTAGAGCACCCGACTGACGGCAACTATATGAGTGACTACTTTAAGTTTGCTGATGAGGCTTCAAAGAAAGCAACGGAATCTCTTATCACTCAACAAACACTTGTTGCTGATAATATGAAAGATGCTCTTGATGAACTAAAAGATAAATCAGAAGTTCTAAAAAAGCTTATTCAAGACGCACCTACGGCTGAATTAGCTCAAAAAGCAAGATATGAACTTAAAGACATCAATGAGAATATAGACGAGATTGAGTCAAATTATGCCGATACTATGGAGCAAATTACTGAACGTAAACTTCAAGACATTAGTAACAGAGATTCTAAATATACTCGTGAAACCGGTATGTTGCAGTATGATAGAAATATTCTTCAAGACCAATACAATAGGTCAACCGATGATGAAGAAAAAGCCAAACTTGCAAAAGAAATTACCGAGAGTATGAAAAAGGAACGTGACATTGAACAAGAACGTGTAGACGCTGCCCATAAGGCTAATCAAGAAATATACGAAAATGCTACGGGACAACGAAAAACAGTCTTAGAAAATGTTAAGATGAGTGAGCTATATAATGCGGACGGTAGCTTTAATGATGCGGCATATAATGAAACTGTTGAGTTATTGGAGGGTATTGGTGGAAGTGACTTAGTTCAGGTCTTTAAGCAACTTGCTTCTGAAATGCAGAAAAATTCTCAAGTATATCTTGAAGGTACTGAAAACATTCGTAACTTAAATAATGAAATTCAAGACCAAGAGCAAGAAGAAGCAAATCAAAAGATTGAGTTAGAAACCAGTCGTTATGAAAAGCTTAATAAAATCTTAGACGTTCGTTTGAATAAAGAGAAGGCTATTACTTCTGCATTACAAGAACAGTATTCATTCCAGCAATCATTGAGAGATACTGCTTTGGATTATCAAAGTGAACTTATTGCAAATAAAAATCTTTCTCAGTGGTTAGATGATGATACAAGGGCATTGCTCTTTAATGAGAATGACTACTCAGATATGATGAATACTATCAATGGCTTGAATAATGAAATGGCAAGAGCCTATAAGAAGTATAAATCTGACATCAGTACATTAGGTGAAGAAGATTACTATCAAGAACAACAAATTACCAATGCTTATAATCGCCGTATTGAACAGTTAAAAGAACAATTAGAAGTTGCGAAACAGAATCTTGAAGTCACAAAGAAAAATGCTGAATTCCAAAACACTTTAAAAGAACGTGATACTCGTATTCTTGTCGGTGACAGATGGGTTAATGTTGCTGACCCTGAAAAACTGTATAATACTCAATTAGAAGCGACTAAGGCACAAATGTCACTTGATAATATTATGCAAGACAATGCAGAAAATCAAAATGTGCGTGATATGGAGGCACAAAGTGATATAACTCAAAAGATGATTTCAGCGAATGATAAATACATTGAAGTATTGAACGGACTAAGCGACGATGAAAAGAAACGTCATGCTGAAACATTGGAATCTACTGAAGCTCTTATTGCATCAAATATTATGCTTGGCGGTAGTAATATCGGTTGGGCGAATGAATATTCAACTTCTGATGAATCATTTAACGGACAAGTTGCTGGACTTAATAATGTAGAAATAGGCAGACAGTTCTACTATAATAAGGACTATGACTTAAACCAAAGTAGCCTTGATGATCTTTTGAAAGATGGTGTTATATCTGAAGAAATTCACAAAGCCTTTAGTAAGATAAATGAAACACATCGCAACAACAAGCTTACGGCAGACCCTGTTAATAATAAATACTCCCCACAGACTTTTGACCATGGCGGACTTGAATCGACTTCGCCTATGGGCGCAAACGGTGATGCAAAAGTTCAAAGAAAGCAAACTGAACAAGCTGAAAATATTGTTGATTATGCTGCTGAATTGGAGAAATATTACGAGCTGTCAAATAAGCAGAACGGCTATCTGTCGCCTGAAGATCGTGCAAAAGCTCAAAGACTTGAACTTGCAAGAAATCTAAAGATTTATAGCAGTGGTTTAGATTACGAACAAACAAGTGATTTTGGTGCACAGATATTTACAAATGATTTTTCACAAGATTACAGTGATATTGAAAACTTCTGTAAAGAGAATGGTGGATTGACTGAACAAGAAGCTATATTCTTTGACAGTTGGCATGCATCTCATGAAGAATATATTGCTTTGGCTGATATGTTGTTATCTACCGGTCAAGACAATACAAAACTTCTTTCCGCATTGAATGAACAGTTAGGTATTAAATTGTCTGAAATGATAACAAATAAGATTGAAGAATATAATGCTAATTTGCCGTCTGTTGGTTCTATTGCTACTGCCCATTATGCAACTGGAACAAAGTCGGCTAAAGGTGGTCTTGCGATTACTGATGAAGATGGTTATGAGGCTAAGTTAAGAAAGTTGTCTGTCGGTCGTTATTCTATGCTTAATGCTGGCGATATGGTCTTTGATAAGGAAGCGACTGATGTATTGTGGGAATTTGCAAAGAATCCTCAAAACTTTATTGACCAAGTTTCTATCTTTAAGCAATCTCCTCAACAAATGCCTACGACTAATAACACAACAACAACTACCGAAAGCATTACGTTTACGGGCGATATAAATGTGACTGACCCTGTTCCAGACGCAAATGCTTTTGTAGATTCTTTGACAGACAAAGTTAAATCACAATATCCAATTATAAAGAACACGAAAATATAAGTTACAGATTAGATGGTTGCTCCCTTTTGGGAGTGACTGTCTAATAATGATTAGAAAAATGGAGGATGAAGAAGTCCTTTATAAATTATATTTTTGTTGACTAATTCGTAGCGTTATGGTATAATTAGTATGTTTAATTTTATATATGTTTTGAATACTATATAATAGTTCGACCGTTATATATAATTAAAACAGCAAGATTGTCCAAGTAATTCTCTTGGTTCGGTGTGCAGAGTGCCTGTAATTTAGATTGGAGTAATAGTAATGAAAACTTTTGAATTAAAAGATGTTACAAAAAGAAATATGGAAAAAGTAACAGGTATATCATATGAAGATTTAATGTGGTCGTATGATTCTTCTCAATCTAAAAGTGTTTTTTCATCTAAACGTGATTTAAGAAAAATCGGAAGAGGTAATCCACTTCTATCTAGGCGAAAAATTCGAACGCTGGCAACAGTTGACGAAAGACTTGAGAGGATGAAATAAAATTGCAAACAAATCAAACAACCGATAAAGATTTATATAAACTTGAAAAAGAAATCGATTCTATATATGATGGTTATTTAAAATATATAGCACCATTTGTAGCACAATTAGAGGTTTTAGACGGGGAATTCCCTATTGAAATATTAAATGAAGTACGAGCTATTTTTACTCATTTTGCTCGTTGTAGAATGAGTGACCAAATAAACATAAAGAAAGATAATGTTAATAAGGCGAGCAGACATAAAAAACGAGCAATTCTTGATTGTTTTAAATACTTGTGCGTTGCATATGATGATAAATATCGTGAATTTGAAGATTTATATAAAAATGTTGATTTGTCAGTAATTGATAATGGAGATTTTCTTTTAGAATTATCACGAAAACGAAAAATAGCTCTTGACAATATCAAATTAGCAAAGAAACAAGAATTGGAAAGTGAAGACATTGATTTGTCTTTCCCATTATTTGAAAATGCAAGCAACTCTTATGCAGAAGTTTACAATTTAATAGAAAATACAGAGGAAAAACTAATCAAAGTGAAACAAAAAGCAATACGAAAAAGTCGTTGGCAAATATTTTTGAATATTTCTGGTATTGTTGGAACTTTATTTGGTATAATAGGAGTAATAATTGCGTTAATTAAATAATAAAACTCAGAATAAATATATTAATAAACAAACAGTTGCGTTATATTACGTAGCTGTTTTTTATTGCAAAAATTTAAGGAGGAATGTAACTGTTTGTTATAAGTTATAAAAAGTTATAAATATATGCTTACTTTTATAACTTTTAATGATAGAATTAGGTATAAACATTATAAGGAGATTTTAATTATGAGTAAATACTATTCTATCAATAAATTTTCAAAAATTTTAGGAGTATCAGCACAAACACTTAGAAATTGGGACGCAAATGGTAAACTTCATCCTCACCATACTTCTAGTAATGGATACAGATATTATTCTCATGAACAGTTAAATCAGGTTATGAACATAAAACCTAATTTAGATAGAATTGTCATTGGATATTGTAGAGTCTCAAGCAATAAACAAAAAGATGATCTGGAAAGACAAATAGAGAATATGAAATTGTATCTAAATGCACAAGGAAGACCTTATGAAATTATTTCTGATATAGGTTCTGGAATCAATTATAAGAAAAAAGGACTGAAAGAACTGATTAAACGCATATCTCAAAATAAAGTAGAAAAAGTTGTGGTTCTTTATAAAGACAGATTGTTAAGATTTGGATTTGAATTAGTCGAATATATCGCAAGTTTATATAACTGTGATATAGAAATTATTGATAACACAGAAAAATCAGAGCAACAAGAACTTGTAGAAGATTTAGTTCAAATAATTACAGTTTTTAGTTGTAAATTACAAGGTAAACGTGCAAATAAAGCTAGAAAATTAGTAAAAGAATTAATTGAGGAAGAAGGTGAATCAAATGATAAAGTCAATAAAAGTGAGATTGAATCCAAATAATAAACAATCGACTAAGTTGTTTCAATATGCAGGCTGTGCTAGATTTGCTTATAATTGGGCTATTTCAAGAGAACAGGATAATTATAAGCAAGGGAACAAATTTTTATCAGATAGTGAATTGCGAAAAGAATTTACACAATTAAAGAAACAGTCTGAATATCAATGGCTGAATGAAGTAAGCAATAATGTAACAAAACAAGCAATTAAAGATGCTTGTAATACTTATAAGAGATTCTTCAAAGGACAATGTAAATATCCTAAATTTAAGAGTAAGAAACACTCTACTCCATCTTTTTATCAAGACAATATAAAAATTCAGTTTACCGATACCCATGTGAAAGTTGAAAGTTTTTCAATGAGTAAAAAACAGAATAAACAAAAGTTAAACTGGATTAAACTTTGTGAAAAAGGAAGAATACCAACTGACTGTAAATACATGAATCCACGTTTTACTTATGACGGATTATATTGGTATGTGTCAATTGGTATTGAAGTTAATGATAATACTACTCTTCCATCAAATGAAGGTATTGGAATTGATTTAGGAATAAAGCATTTAGCAATATGTTCTGATGGCAATACATACAAGAACATAAACAAAACGCAAACGGTAAAGAAATTAGAAAAGAAAAAACGCAGGTTACAGCGTTCCATATCAAGAAAATATGAGAAAAATAAGAAAGGAGCAAATTACTGTAAAACAAGTAACATTATAAAAAGAGAAAAAGAACTTTTAAAACTAAATCACAGACTAACAAATGTTCGTCAAAACTATTTACACCAAACAACATCTGAGATAGTGAAACGAGAACCAAGTTTCATTTGTATTGAAGATTTGAATGTAAGTGGAATGATGAAGAATAAACATTTATCCAAAGCAGTACAACAGCAAGGTTTTTATGAATTTAGAAGACAGATTGAATACAAGGCTATGTGGAACAATATACCAGTTGTTATAGCCGATAGATTTTTTCCAAGTTCTAAATTATGTAGTTGTTGTGGAAGTATTAAAAAAGATTTAAAGTTGTCTGACCGTATTTACAAATGTGAATGTGGAAATGTAATTGATAGAGATTATCAGGCGGCTTTGAATCTAAAACAGTATGGAGAAAATGTCCTAAAACAACAATCCTAAAACAACAATCTGTAGCATAACACTTTCAAGTTATTACAGATATGTACTGATACGTTAGTCAGGAATTTATGCCTATGGAGTGTACAAGAACTTGCGAGTAGATTATGAGAAATCATGTCAAAAGCATATACGATGAAGTAGGAATGAAACATAAAGGTTTATAACTTTTTATAAGTTTTCAGTAACGGTGAAACATTTGCTTAGAAAACCAGCATTGCAATATCCACATGCAGAGGTTGTAAATCCAAATGAGGAAGTTGATTTTCAATGTGAATTACAATCAAGTGGAAAGATTGCAAAAGCACGATTAATGATAGATGACAACAACTATGAATATTACTTTGATAATTTTGATGTGCAAAATTTGCAAGAAAATAATTATAGTTCGTTGGTTACATACCCTATTAAGAATAATATTCCAACATATAAGATATACAAATCGGACAACAATAGAACAAGTAATGAAACCACGTTTTCATTTGGTGCCGGCGAGATGTACACTTGGAAGATGAGAATATACGAAAAGGACAGTTTTGATCCTACAAAGGAGAAAACATATGTTCCATCATCTTGGATTGGTAAAGGTACTGTTATGGAAATTTTATCAGGTGCTGAGTCCGTAGGATCTAATCAAGGAACATATTATGGTTTGAATAGTTCTGAAATGAATGGCAATCGAATTCTAAAGATAAATCCTCATACGCAAATGTATTTTAAGGATTGTACATTAACAAAAACTTCCGATGATAATCCACACAAAGAATTATGGACACGATATGATGAAAATGCGAACTACTATATTAAGGTTGGGAATACGTTTGCAAAAATCAAAAAATATTATTACTTTTTGCCAAAATATACAGCATATAGAAAAGACCCTGAGAGAGGCGACGAGACATTCAAATGGTTCATCTCAACGGATGATTTAGATACATATGGTGAACCTAAATTTGGTTATGCGGTTGTAAGTGATAAACTTAAGGTTTCTGTCAATGATACATATACAATATATTGTAATTACATAGATACAGACCAATATTACTTTGATACAAACACACCTCCTACGATTACATTGTACGAGAACTTTGAAAGTGTGAACGGAACAAATGTAACAAGAGAGATAGATTTATCTGAAACCACGCAACTTGCTCCCCTATCCTTATCATATAGCAATTTGCATATCACTGGTGAGTATTTACAATCCGAAGGAATAAGTGTTAGTCATTATAGTTTTCTTTTAGAAAGACGTGAATCGGATACAAAATATTCAACCGTTTCTTATTCAAACAACATATATTCAACCAATATAGATTGGCAATATGATAAATTTATCAGTGGAAATGAGTATAGATTAACATTGTCGTTAACAGATAGTGTTGGCTCTACATTTGAAAAAATAATTTATATTAAAGCAGAGTATAATTCTATCTCCTACCCTATGAACATTAAAATTGAGGAATACAGAAAACATAATTCTTTAATTGTTGATTTCAGTGAATTACATTCTATTACTGCAAATGAAGAAATTGACGGTGGACATCAGTTTCTTGCATATAATGAGGATACTGATAAAATAGATACTACATTGACTGTCTCTAATAATGTATGTCACTTGGATAAAGGTAACTCTTTGACATATGATTTTATAGACGGCGAAAAGGAATTATCGTTTGGCAAGAGTACAATATATACAACATTCAGGATTGACTCTGATTATACCGGTACAATATTTGAAGTTACGGATGATGATGAAACAACAACTGCATTAAAGTGGGATGGTGTGAATTTTTATCTATCAGTAAAAAATCCAAGTACAGGGTATTCTTCATACGGACGAGTGTTTACCCCATATGAAAATTGGGACAATATGACTGTCGGAGATCAGAAAAAAGCAATAAATGAAGCTATGGCAAAAGAAATAGTGGACTATTCTGTTCCTTATTTGTATATGAACGGTAAAATAAAGTATGATGATGACTTATATTATCACACTGAAACACCTTTGAGCGAACAAACATGGCTTGTAATTATAGATACAAAAACTGAAAATGTTTATTTTAAAAATATGTCTCAAAAAGATAATAAGACTGTGGGAGGTGATAGTTAATGGCAAAAGTAAAATTGTTCGGTGGAGTTACATACAATGCTTTTGGCGTTGACGAAGGCTCTCATTCTGATGATTTAAAAGAGACATTAACACAAGCGTATGGGAATTATAGTTGGAATTCTAATACAAAATTGTTGGCAAACTTTAATGATACGTTATCGGGAAGTAACTTTGACGGTTCATATGAAAATATTGACCATTTTCAAGTTTATAAAACGTTAGGCGAACAAGATACGTTACATAAAGTATGTCAAACTGAAAATCCTACTCAACGTGTGATAGAAGATTTCGCTGTTGGAGATTTATGTGATTACCAATATTATATTTTTGGTATTTGTAATAATACAATGGATGTCAATGGTGTGCAAGTAAATATCAAAACAATCTCCCCTCTCGTATCGGATAAAATCCAACTACATAGAGGAACAGTCTCTGTAATCGGACTTGTTCCTACAGAAGAAGATAATATTTATACTATTGACGAAGATAATATATGGCAATTAGATATTAATTTAACTAATGACGGTTACACGTTGAATACGGATAAGACATTTTATCAGACCCAAAATGCTTACGGTAAAGCGACTGGCGGTAATCGTAAACAAAGAACTATGTCTATTACAGGGTTGCTTGGCAAGATAGATTGCTCAGGTGATAGTCAATATATAGATACTTATGACGACATTATAAATTGGGAGAATTTTGTATCAAGTAACAGTTTAAAAATGCTTATAGACTTGAGAGGCTTGATTACTATTGGAGATACAGATGCTAATCCAACATTTCAATATGATACAAATGACAATCACGATGTTTCTGTTACGTTTACATTTAATCAGTTAAATGATATTGATACGGTTGATGTGCTGGGTATGATATTGCCGATTAATCCATTGTATTATGAATATTTGTCGGATAGTGAGGGAGCATTATTGAAAGATACAATTGAGGTTGATGCGGATAATAAATATCATGAATACCTTGCTTCTCCCCTTTTGGACGGTGGTTTAATATGAACATATATAAGAACGGATATGTAGTTGACAGTATCCATAATATTAATATTGCAAATATAACAAAACAGGTATATCTAAATTCGTTCAGCAAACTTGGGTTTGAGAGAATGCTCAAAGTGTTCAAAGCTGATATAGTTATACCTGTTTTTAGATTGTATTTGTTGGACGAAGATGAAAATATATCAATAGACGCAAGCGATGATTTAATGTCAGCGAGTTTAAGTATTACATATCAGACTGGTCAAAGACGTACAATGAATATTACTCTTGCAAATATAGATAATAAGTGGAAGCCTAAGCCGATCAAGGGACTAATATGGACTGGAAGCAAATTCAGATTTGATTCTGGTATTGTTATTGGTGACACAATATATTGGAAACAACAAGGAGTATTTGTTTTTAAAGACCCTACATTATCAAGAGAAAATTCAAGTCAAACAATCTCATTATCATTATGTGATAAGTTTGGTTTATTTGATGGCAGTGTTTATGGAACGACAAGTTTAAAGACAATCATTCCTGTTGGTGTTCCAATGAAGAATGCTTTTACTTCTCTATTGGCAAGTGACAGAGGAAATGGTAAACCATTTGACCTAAAACCAATTATCTTCAATAGTGAATATACGGACGTTAATACATATTACACTATAAAGCAAGATGCCGGTACAAAAGTCAGTGAGATATTTACAAGTATGGGCGAAACAATTTCTTCCGATGTTTACTACAATGAATTTGGCAATATGGTTGTTAGTTCTAATGTCAATGAGTTTATATCATCTAACTTCCCTGTTGTATATCGTTTTGAGGAAAACGACAAAGATATTGTGTCGGCAAATGTTGTTTATAATACATCACAAGTCAGAAATAAAGTTGTTGTTAAAGGTGCTATTGCTAATGGTTATCAATTCAGTGCTATCGCCGAGAACAAGAATTTAAAATCAGACTATTGTATTCAATACAATGGCGAAATACCAGAAGTTATAAGTGATAGTAAGCTATATGCTGATTCATTGTGTATGTCACGAGCAATGTACGAATTGATTAATTTTAGCCGTGGCACAAAAACATTAAATTTATCATGTACATATAATCCTATATTCGATGTTAACCAGTCAGTGATGGTTAATTATCCAAGCTTGGGTATTAACAACGAAAACTATGTCATTGACTCTATTTCTATGAGTATGGATAGTGGTGCAACGACATCTTTGACAATGACAAATATTAACGAGGTAATTTTTTAAATGAAAAATGAAGAAGAAAAAATAGATTTTAATGATGAAACAGTTATTGCATATGTAAATATGATACGTCAAATTATTCAAAGTGAAGTTTCAACATATTTAAAAAATCAGAATATTGAAACATTTGAGGATTTAAAAGTACAAAGTGTTTCTGACGATGGATTGCACGCAACATTGAAAGATACAACTACAAAAGAAGTATATGAAAATATACCTAACTATACAAATATAAAAATCAAACCAAATGATTTTGTCAGGATGTATATAAGTAATCAAGGATTAAAGAAATATATTGGACAAACATTTGGTTCAAGAAGTGAATATTTATGTCAAACAGAAAAGGACGGTGATAAATAATGGCTGATTTACATATAGACACAAGCAATGTTACGCTGATGGGTGAATTTAAAAGTGCAATTGAAGATTATGTTCAAAAATATATTCAAGGATATGTAGATAAAGTTATGGTGGGCAGACATAGTACATTGAAAAATTCAAGCTGGGATTTTAGTGGAGATAAAAATGACACAATACGAAATATATCTATTCCATTTGACAAATCGAAAGAACATTGTGGAGTTATAAATATTAAACTAAGTGACCAAACAACTAATGACCCAAAATCTCAAATCTTCTTTTGGTATGATGGGAATAAACTCAATTCTTTGTTTAACCCACTTATTCATACTAATTCATATGGCAGCCAAAAAGTTCAACAGGTTGATTTAATGGGAGATACCATTTGCATTAAGGTATCTAATTCTGGAAACCCATATGCTCTATCTTATGACTCTGCTTCATTCAGTGTAGATTATCATATTTGGTAGAAAGGAGTGATTAAATGGCACATATTGATTTAAAAAAAGATGCACATATTTTTATTCAAGCAGGTGTGACTATTCAAAACTTATTGAACTTGGTTCAATCATTTGAAACAAATGAACTTGAAGAGTTAAGAGACCTTATTAACGTAATCAAAGATATTGACACAAATGATGATAATGCAGATTTTAAGCAACAACTGATTAATGCTATTAACAATGCAGTAATGGAAAATGAAGTTGTAGATACTTTAGATAAAGATAGTACCTATCCTCCACAAGCTACAACTGTAAGAAAAGCACTGAATGGGATAACGGATAAAATTGCTCAAATTGTTAAAAATGTTCAAGATGAAACACAAGAAAGACAAAATAATGATTCATCACTGAACACCTTAATTTCGACCGAAACAAGCGAACGAAAATCTGATGTTCAATCTATTAATGAAACACTTTCTTCTAAAGCAGATAAAACAACCTTGTATGGTGCAGGGATAAGCACACACACAATAACCCATAGTCTTGAAAAAGCAGATTTAATTATAAGTATTAATACATCATATGGCAATGGGTATGTGACAATAGATGGTGAAACTGTAAAAAATAAAATTCTTATGGATGGTTTAACTATTCAATCAGAATCAATTTCTGCAACATTTTCGGCGGAAAAAGGTGAAGAAGGAGAAAAATATATAAATCTTCTTTATTCAACCGAAACAGGCAAGCTTGATTTGGAAGTTACAGAACAGCCTGAACCAGGAAATTTTGCAAAGATGGATGTAACATATATGAAAGCAACAATTTCTGAAATGTATGCAAGAAGAATGTATTTTGATGGATTGAATACTTTGACATCATTGGCTACAAAAAATAAAAATTCATTTTTAGAAGCAATCAATGAATTAGTAGCCTCTGATACTTCAATTAACAATTCTATAGGCACAATAAAAAAACAATTAGAAAATACAACAATAACCGGTATATGGCACTATGGTACACTATTAACCCATACAACAAATGTAAATGATGTTGCCAATAATGACATTCCTGCAAATGTAGGGGACTTTTATCTTAACTCAAATACATTTTCAGTGTATTTTTGTGTAGGAGATGATAATGGCAATCATAATTGGTTATATATCGGCAATTTGACAGGCAGTTTTGATTATTCAAATTATGCAAGTATTAATTCTCCACATTTTGAAGGAATACCAACAGCACCTACTCCAAGTGCTTCAAACAACTCTACGCAGATAGCTACAACGGAATATGTTAGAAGTGCTATTTATAAGTATGCCAGCAATGATAATCTTGAAATGATTGATTTGGCAGAAGGACTTAGAGATGATGTTTATGGTAAACAAGTTGTATGGACAGTTGGCGGTAATATTATGAATTTAACATTACCAGCCCCAAAATTAACAAATCCTACAACTTCAGAGGAAGTCAAAATTACTTTTGACAAAGGTATTATTCCTTTTGATAATACTGTAAAAAGAAGGTATCTTCCTTACGATACGACAAATGTCTCTTTTATTCCTATTACAGGAAACAAGACATATATTAATTGCGAATTTAATTTTGATACGCAACATTTAGAATTTACAACATCTAATTCAATGATTTCTCAAAATACTATAGATGCTGTTGAAACAAGAGTGTGGAAGTTTAGTTTATGTTATTATACAGTAAATGTTGTTTATAATGATTCTTCTGAAGAACCGGCGAGTCAATATGTGATTAGTAATTATGATTGTGATTGGTGTATTAATTCTGAAAAAATAGCATTACCATATCAAACATTGGATATGCTAAAAACCGTTGACAAAAATTGTATTATTAATTCTATAAATGAAGTTGTCGATAATGTTTCAAAGAATCAAAGCGAAATTGGAACACTTATTTACGCACTACACCCTGACATAACAACTATTAAAATTAATGGCAATTCTGTTGTACAGAATTCATACTATGGGGAATTAATAACCACAGACGTGAATGAAATTTTTGTATTAGACAATCAATTTGATGATTTTTATAGTGATTATGATAAATATGATCGAGATCATAAAGGACATTTTCTTTATACTAATGATGAAGTTGGATATAGACCAACTAAAGACATTTTAGAAAACAAAAAAGCATTTTGTCGTATTTTATCTAAGCCTTCGACAGGAGCAGATAGTATGGACGGTGAAATAGAAGTGTTATTAACATTCTAAGAGGAGGAATTTATTATGACAAACATTAACTGGAAAGTAAGAATTAAAAATCCGATGTTTTGGGTACAAATTGTAGTTGCTATTTTTGTTCCTGTACTTGGGTATATGGGAATTACGGCGCAAGACCTAACTACATGGCAAGCAGTAGGCAATGTAATATTGACAGCTTTTTCTAATCCATATGTATTGCTGTTGATGGCAACGAGTGTTTATAATGCTATTATCGATCCAACTACAACAGGCATTACAGATAGCAAAATGGCACTTACATACAACACGCCTAACAGTGATAAATAAGAGAACATCCATCCTATGCGAATGTTCTTTTTTGTGCAAAAATTAAAGAAAGGAAGATTGCTATGAATATAATTGAAGTTGCTTATAAATGGCACGGTGGCTTTACAAAGCGTTCACGCACAGATTTTATAGCGTTACATCACGCAGAAGCAGTTAAATGTACTCCACAAGATATACACAGTTGGCACGTCTCAAATGGTTGGACAGGCATCGGTTATCATTTCTTTGTACGTAAGGACGGCACAATTTATCGTGGTCGTCCGCTTGATGTGGTTGGCGCCCACGTTCAAGGTATGAACGGTTGTTCGATTGGAATTTGTGCTGAGGGCGATTATCATACAAAAGAAAAGACAATGCCACAAGCACAAAAGAAATCTATTATCGAGTTATGCCAATATCTTAAAAAGAATTATTATCCAAATGCAAAGATAGTTGGACATAGAGAAATCGGTGACAGTAATTGTCCTGGTCGATATTATCCACTTAATGAAATTAAATTTGCTGTTGCCGGAGGAATTACTGTTCAAGCAGAAAATCCTCAAAAGATTGCCTTGGATAAGTTGGTAACGAAGGGTATTATTACAGATGCATCTCAATGGGTACTTACTGATTTCTTAACAAATGCAAAGGCGGTTAGAGTTCTCGATTTGCTTTCAGGCGGTACTTGGACAAGCGAGAAAACAAATTCAAGTATTCATTGGGCTCAGCCAAATGTCATCTCTTTAGCATCTAAAGACGGCGGTTCTTCTGACGGAACAAAAGTCATTGAAGATATTGACGGGATGGTTAATAAACTAAATGTCTGGATTTCTAAGGCTACACTATTGGCTTTGGTTGATAAGCTTACAGGCGGTACAAAAGAAAAATACAAGAATAGAAAAACAGACCATTGGGGCAGAAATTTTCTTGATAGCCTTTGTGATAAAGGCATAATTACAGACGTTAAGTATTGGGACTCCGATTTCGAAGCTACAGTAGAAAACGGAGTTTTTTTAGTGCTTTGTTGTAATGCATTTGGTCTTTGAAGGAGGTTTTAATGTACACGATTACTCTGTTAAACGATAGAAGATTATATGGAGCTCACAAAGAAGCGATTATGCAATATGACAATATGGTCGGTAAAATTCAATTTTTAATTCCACAAACATATGACGGAAATGATATGAGAAATTTTACGACTGTATCATTGGAATATATCTCCCCTATTTCTCATTTGTATAAGCAAGAATTTTTAACTTTATCTGAGGAATTGGTAGAATATGCTGATGAACAATATTTAGAATATTTGCTTCCTATTGGCTCAAAAATGACTGCTGAAAATGGGGATATTGAATTACAACTATCGTTTTACCAAGTTTATATGGACGAAGATGGTGTAGTTCAAGACCCCGTTCTGAAAACACAATCTTGTAAGGTAAAAATTATTCCTACAAAGAACTGGGCTCAATTTGTACCGTCAGAATCTATGGCGGCACTTGACCAACGTATTGCTCAGTTGATTGCTTTGGAAGAAGAAATTACCGAATTACAAGGACAGATTATTGAACATCATGACAATTTTATAAATGATGATGTTATTTCTGATAAGACAACATATTCGTCAAAGAAGATTGAAGAATTTATAGATAAGAATGAACTTGATGAAACCGTTGAAAATATAACAAATACTGAAAAACAAACAATCTCTGATGAAGAGATAGAAAATCTATTTAAATAATTTAGGATAAATCGCATTATGCCGGCTAACAATGCGTTTTATTAATGAAGGCGAGAACACTCGCCACTTCAGTGGTGAGATGAATCGCCGCTAAAGAGAGAATATACACATGAGGTGATAATTATGGAAGTTACTCATGGCAGAGGATATGTATATTCAATTCAATATCACATTGTTTGGTGTGTGAAATATAGACATAAAATCTTATATTCTAAAATTGAGAAAAGATTAATGGAAATTCTAAATATGGTTGCGACTTATGAATGTTTTCAGGTATTGGTGTGTAATACAGACAAAGACCACGTTCATTTGTTAATCAATTGTTCACCACAACATTATATTCCCAACATAGTCCAAAAAATGAAAGGAATGTCTTCTCGGATACTTATGTGAGAATTTGGAGAAACATTAAAGAAGACACTATGGGGTGGGCACTTATGGAATCCTTCATATTTTGTGGCAACAGTATCAGAAAATACAGAAGAACAAATTAGAAGGTATATTCAAAATCAGAAAAGAAAGTGAGGTGAAGTCGGTGGAAAAAGCTTATAAGTATAGAATTTATCCAAATAAACAACAAGAAGAATTAATTCAAAAGACATTTGGATGTTGTAGATTTGTATATAATACATATTTAGCAAAACGAATTAAGTTATATGAAGAATCGAAAAAATCTTTATCATATGTGCAGTGTGCAAATGATATGAAAAAACTTAAATCTGAATTGGAATGGTTAAAAGAAGTTGATTCCACTGCTCTCCAATCTTCACTTAAAGATTTAGATGCAGCTTATCAGAAATTCTTTAAAGAACATTCCGGTTATCCCAAATTCAAAAGCAAGAAAACACATAAATTTTCTTATAAATCAAAATGCACTAACGGAAATATCCAATATTGTGATAAACATATTAAGTTGCCTAAGCTTGGGATGATTAAAACAAAAAATAAGTTAGTTCCACAAGGAAGAATACTTAATGCAACTGTTTCACAAGAATCGAGTGGTAAATATTATGTGTCACTTTGTTGTACAGATGTTGATATTAAACCATTAAAGCAAACAGGAAATTCTGTAGGTTTAGATTTAGGTATTAAAGAATTTTGTATTACATCTGATGGTGAAATGATAGAAAATCATAAATATCTTAAAAAATCATTAGCTAAACTTGCAAAAGTGCAAAGAGAACTGTCTCGAAAGTCAAAAGGTGGTTCAAATCGTAATAAAGCAAGGATAAAAGTTGCAAGACTTCAAGAACATATTACAAATCAAAGAAAAGATTTTTTACAGAAATTATCTACTGATATTATTAGAAATAATGATGTAATCTGCTTGGAGGATTTACAAGTGTCAAACATGATGAAGAATCATAAACTTGCAAGGTCTATTTCGGACGTTAGTTGGTCAGAATTTGTAAGGCAATTAGAATATAAAGCTAATTGGTATGGACGAGAGATTATTAAAGTAGATAAATTCTATGCAAGTTCTCAAACTTGTAACGTTTGTGGATATGTTAATAAAGAAACAAAGGATTTAAGTGTTAGAGAATGGGACTGTCCTTGTTGCAATTCTCATCACGATAGAGATATAAATGCTGCAATTAATATCTTAAATGAAGGATTAAGATTATTGAAAGTAGCTTAGTAAATTATAAACAACAACCGTTGGGACAACGGGGATAGCTTGGTAAATATTCTAACGTTGGTTGGAAATTCCCAAGAATCTCGTGGCTTTAACCATGAGAGGTTCAATATATACATAACTTATACACTTTCATTAAATTCAAGGAGGAAATTAGAATGGCAAACGAAACACAAAAGTTTTTAAGTTACGAAGGTCTTGGTACATATGACAGTAAAATCAAAGCTTATATTGTAGATAAGGCTGACGCTGCCAAGACATCTGCTATCGCAGCAGACGCGGTTGTAGTTACTACAGATGTAACAACAGAAGGATATGCAAAGTCTTATACCTTCACTCAGAATGGTGCAACTATTGCTACGGTTGATATTCCAAAGGATATGGTCGTATCAAGTGGTAAAGTGGTTGTCAATCCTGAAGGACAGAATGAAGGCACATACCTTGAATTGACACTATCTAATGCAACAAGTGACAAAGTTTATATTAATGTTGGTAAGCTTGTAGACATTTACACTGCAAAAGCCAATGCAACTCAGGTTCAGATTGCTATTGATTCTGCAACAAGAGAAGTTAGTGCCACAATTGTTGCTGGTGGTGTAGGTTCACCAGAACTTGCTGACGGTGCAGTTATTACTGCTAAGATTGGCGATGCTCAAGTTACAAAAGCAAAATTAGGCACTGATGTACAAGCTTCTATTGATAAAGCCGATTCTGCAATTCAGTCGGTTGCTACCGGTAAAACAGACGGTACAGTCGCTGTCGATGGCACAGATGTTTTAGTTGCAGGTTTAAAGTCTGCCGCATATGCTGAGACAACGGCTTTTGATGCGGCTGGTGTTGCAGATACAAAAGTAAAAGAACTTGCTGATGGTGCAGTAAAAACAAATACAAGTGATATTTCAACACTAAAAACAAAAGTGGCTGATCTTGAATCTGTTGCTATTGAAGCAATCTCAACAGATGAAATAAATGCTCTATTTACAAAAGTGACTGAATAATTTATTCTCTGATTAATTCAAAGTAATACATATTTCTAAGGGAAGGGTGACGACTCTTCCCTTTTTGTATTGCTTGATACTATATGTTTTTGCAAAAATATATAACTCGTTTTGGAGGAAAGAAAATGGAAGAAAAGAAATTTTTAGATTTAAATGGTTTAAAAATAGTTGTAAATAACATCGAGAACGAGATAGATGGAAATAAAGGCGACATATCTTTTACCGATGATATTACTTATGAACCGTTAGAAGAAACGGAGGCAAGTTCGTAATGGCTATGTCTCTTAAAGAAAGCTTGGAAAGCTTAAAAAATCAAACATCCGCATACACCCCGTCAGTTATGATGGTTAATCCTAATACAGAACCTAAAATAACGGCAGATATGGACAAACGTTTAATTGATGTTCCGCCTGAATTACAGACAATAGGTGTGGCAACTGAAAATAATGCAGAAACAGTTTATATTAGTATTCCATCGACCACTTTTGATGGAACAGATTTAACCGATAAGACTGCTTATATTTATTTTGTAAACGCAGGCAAAGAAGTGAATATTTACAAAGTCACTGATGTTACTGTTGAAGATAATTCGATTAAGCTTGGCTGGACTATTACAAATGATGTCACTCGTTACGCAGGAACAGTGTCGTTTTCAATTGCATTTGAGTTAGATAATTCATACAAATTGACAACTACTCCTGCCACTTTAACGGTTCTTAAAGGATTGGACATTGACCAAACAATTTCAAAGCAAGACACCGCTATTGTATCTGCTCTATATGACAAGGTTAATGCTCTTAATACAAAGGTAGACAATGCCGTAAATTCAATGGATAATTCAGTTGCAACAATCAACACATTGCAGAGTGCTATACAATCGTTGCAGTCGGAATTAAATTACATAAAAGAACACGTTGTTTACGTGATAGATGATATTGAAAATTAGAAAGGAGGAACTTAATGGCTAAAGCAAAATATTTTACACAAAATAACGAAAAAGTATATCCTATATCACACACCAAAGCAGTATATGATGGCAATGGTAAAGTCTTAGAGGATAGGTTGACCGAAGATGAAACTGCAATTTCAAGCCTACAAACGGACGTAAAAGGCAAAGCCAACAAAACTGATGTAGACAATAAGCTAAACTCAAATAGTGCTATTTCTGACACTACTGTGGCTTTCACAGAGGCTTCAGTAAGGGAAAATATTGTTTCAAATGAAAAGAGTTCTACTCTATTTGGTAAAGTTCAAAAATGGTTCTCTGATTTAAAAAAAGTTGCTTTTACGGGTAGTTATAACGATTTGATTGATACTCCGTCAAATGCTACTACTACCATTAATGGTTTAATGTCGTCAAGCGATAAAATAAAATTAAACGGAATATCAAGTAATGCAAATAACTATATTCACCCCACTACATCTGGCAATAAACACATACCAAGTGGAGGCTCATCAGGTCAAATATTGAAATGGTCGGCAGATGGCACTGCTATATGGGGAACTGAAAAAACATATAGTAATGCTACTACTTCAAGTTCAGGGTTGATGAGTGCAAGCGACAAAACAGGCCTCGATGCTTGTGTAGAAACTTTAAGTGCCGATGCGTCTATGTTTCTTAGTTTGATTTCTCAACCAAGTTCGGGTGATTTTTCATTTAATGGATACTTGTCAATTGATTACTTAACTTTAACAAATGATGTAACATTTTCAAATACAGATTTATTTAATGGATATGCTTCATTAACTGAAATCACATCAGAAGTTTATGATATGTCTCAAAAGAATGTTGATAATGGACTTGATTTTGTTTATTATATGGCACACGATACAAGCAGTAAAAGATTTGATTTTTCTGCTACTGACCCATTGTATATATCTAGTAGCCAGGGTGGTAAATGGTATTACGATGGCAATGAGATAGCTACTAAGTCTGATATTCCAAGTACGTCTGATTTCTTTAAAACATCTGGTGGCACTTTAACGGGTAATGTAACTATTAAGAATAATACTAATTATGGTACAAAACTAAATTTTGGTGATGGCGATTATGTTCATATAGCTGAGGTATATGATGATGCAATGGAACTTAAAGGTTCTAATATACATTTAGGTATTGAGACATCTAAAGCAGTATGGCTTCAATCATCTAATAGTTCAACTACTAAATACAAAGTAGTAGGTACTTCAACTGGTTATAATACAAAAATACATGTAGCAACGTCTCAACCGTCAACAATGTCGGTCGGGGATATTTGGTTTAAAATATCATCTTAATAAATTTAAAGGAGGGATAATAAATGCCGACTGGTTTATGGACAGATTATAAAGCAAGTTCATTCAATGGAGGTAATGGCACTTCTACAAATCCATATCAAATTGCAACTGCTGCTCAATTAGCTTATTTAGCATATGGTATTAATAATGGTATTTCAAACTATGCCACATCATATTTTAAGTTGACAGCAGATATTGATTTGGCTGATCATTATTGGACACCTATAGGTAATTCATCTCATCGATTTAAACGCTCATTTGATGGAAATTATTATAAAATCTCTAATATGAATATTGACACATCAGTTAATAGTTCTGATTTAATAGGACTATTTGGATATACTGAAGCTCCGAGCACTACTGAAGAAGTATCTATAGGAAATTTTTATCTAGTGAACCCACGCATAATAGATAAATCTTCTACTTATGCATCTTTTATTTTGGCAATTCATAATAGAAGAATACGTATACATGATATTGAAATAATAGATGGACACTATTCATATGCATCATATTCATCCACCATAGAATCTAGTTCATATTTTGGATGTTTCTTAAGTAAAGCTATCTCAGTATCTGCTTGTTATGCAACAGTGCATGATGTAAATGCACTTTCTACATATATTAGAAGTAATAAACAATATACAGGAGGATTAATAGGATATTATGAAGTAGGTGAAGGTAATAATGAAATATATAATTCAAATATTGTTATTACTGATTTAGTATGTCCTCACGGTATTTATGTAGGCGGTGCAATAGGATATTTAGATCATGAAAATTATTATAATATGTATTTACAAAACATATCAGTACAAATTCAAGATGGACAAGTTAATTCAAATACTATAATTGGTGGTATTATTGGTTATTATTGTAATAATATATCAAAATCATATAATTATATAAATATAAATAATATATCATCAGATATTCTTAATATGTATCCATCTCCAACAAAATTTAAAGCATTTGTTGGAGATTGGAAAACAGGTATAACTAGTGCTAATTTTAAATCTACTAATAAACTGAGTAAATTATATTATAATACTGAAGTCAGTAAAACTGGTTATAATAGTGGTCTATTTTCAGATACTGAAAATACAACAATCGTTAAATCTTATAAATATAGTGATACATGTAATGTATATGATACATCTACTAATACCACAGTTATGAATTATTATAATGTAGCTCACGCAATAGCATGCAGAACATTTTCAGTTCAAGTTACTAAATCAGGTTCAGTAACATATAGAGAAATAATTTATCTTAATGATATTTATAAACGAGCTCATACATTAGAACCTATTAAATTTATATTAATGTGGGATTTTGGCGATTTTAATCCATATGATGAAAGCACATTAAATTTCCCAATATTTGTATTAGTTACTGGAACCACATATACATTTCCTGATGCAGATATCTATTCATATCTTAATCCTACGTTAGAGAGATATGACTTAGAAAATAATAATAAATGGCTTGCAGAATCACAACAAACATTAAATGATGCATCCGGGATTTATCATCCTGGTGATACTGTTACTGTTAGTACTGATTTTGTTATATGGACTGGATCTGTTGATAAAACTAAAGTTATATCGTATAAAAAAGATAGCAGTACTGTAGTTGATGTCACAAATGTTGTTTATAAAAATAGTTCATCCACAGTTAGATCTATGGCTGATTACAAATATAAAAAAAATAGTAGTACTGTAGTATAAATATATACTGTAGTATTAACAAGTAAATATAATTTATAAAGGAGGATATATCATGTTAATTATAAATGATACTCAAATTCAAGAAGAAGGAGAGATATATGAAAGACCATATATAACACGTGGTATAAAAAGAAATTGTATCGAGATAACAATAGGTAAACAAGATAATGTTACATACGATACTCTTGTAAATACATTTTCTGATGGTGCAAGTATTATAAGACGTCTTAAAGAAAAAAGAATCGAAAAACAACTTGTATCTGAAGCCACTGAAACTGAAGAAGCAGTGTATCAAGAAGTTGAAATTGAATATGATCAAGATTATCCATTAACAGATTTTGTTGTAGCAGGTGATATTATTGACAAACGTAATGGTACATTTGTTGTATATATGGGTATGAAGACTGAGACTGAAATACTCGAGGAACAAAATGCTGAACTTATGCTAACTCTTGTCGGAGGTGAAATCTAATGTATTATTCTATGATAAGAAAATATTATCTTGATGGGTATGGCTATCCTAAGAGATATTATAGCGACGCTGATTTAGACAAGTTTGTGTCTAAAGGTATGCTAACTAAAGAGCAGTCCGAATCTTTAAAAGCAGAAAAAGGAAGTGATAAATAATGGCTGAGACTGTTCAAAAGACAGTGGAGTTCCAAATAGAGGATATGAATGCTGTGATAAATTGTTTGAATGATATTAGTGTTCGTGGGATAGATTGTATTAAATTTGCAAATGTTCTACATATTTTACAAAGCAAAGGTACTATTAAGTAAGACACCAAGGAGGGCTAATGGAAGTAATATCAGAATTACAAAATATAGATTTGACTTCGTGGATTATTGTTGGTTTTATGATAATGGCAATCATTGTAACATTCTATGAGGTCATATGTAAAGTATGTGCCATTTTCAATAAGCCAATAGGAGCAATGAAACAACGAAAGGCTGACCATGCATTGTTAGTTGAGACGGTTCAGGATTTAAAGCAATTACACGAAAAGCACGAAGAAGATACTAAGCAGTCAATTAAGCACGATAAGATTATCAAGGAAGAACTTTCCACTCTCACCAATACTGTCAATAGTATTGCTACCAATCTTGAAGATATGGAGCGAAAAAATAATGAAACCAAAGTTAAGGAATTAAAGGATACTCTTATCAATTATTATAATAAGTATCGTGTGGTTGGTGAATGGTCAAATCTTGAGAAAGAAGCTTTTTGGGAATTGTTTGAAGACTATTCCGCAAGAGGTGGTAATAGTTACATACATTCAATTGTCGAGCCAGTTATGAGAGAATTAAAGGTAATTGATTAA